AAGAAGGAGACTAAAGAAGGAGACTAAAGAAGGAGACTAAAGAAGGAGACTAAAGTCTCACTGACTAAGCAATATAAGTTTAACAAAAAAAAAAGCATGAAGAAAGTAGATTATGGGTAAAGTAGTAGTAAAAGTTGCTGTATGGTTTGTAATCTTCATTATCCTAATAACCTTAGGACTTGAAATGATTTCAGCACCTAATACCATTGAGAATGTGATAGGATTCTTTATGGTAGTGGCAACATTATATCTATCAGTCAGAACAAAGTGTTTAACAGTAATTAAATTAGAAAGAAAACATGAAAAGTAAATTGATTTTGGGACTTCTGTCCTTGTTTATGGTGTTCTCAATGACATCATGTATGGAGAAGGTAGATGCAGGTTGTGAAGGCATCAAGGTGAATCTGTATGGCAGTGATAAGGGAGTGGATGATGCTTCTTTGGTAACTGGTATTGTATGGTACAATCCTTGGACTACCACAGTATATGAGTATCCTACTTATGTACAGACTATTGACTATGAACCATTTACAATCAATGCAAAGGATGGTTCAGAGTTCACTGTAGACCCTACTGTATCATTGAAGATTATTGATGGTAAATCACCTGCTGTCTTTAAGAAGTACAGAAAAGAGTTGAATGAGGTAATCAGAGGTACTCTGTATAACTATGTAAAGGATGCCTTTAGAATCCAGCTCAATAAGTTTACTACTGATGACATTGTAAGTAAAAGGGATAGTATTGAGAATGCTATTGAAAGGTACTTAACTCAGGCACTTGCCAAAGAGAACTTTCAATTAGAACAACTCACTTCAGGTCTCAAATACCCTCAGACTATTGTAGAGTCTGTAAATGCCAAGAATAAGGCTATTCAGCAGGCTATGCAGGTAGAGAATGAGGTTAAAGTGGCAGAAGCTCAGGCTAAGAAACTTATTGTAGCTGCTGAGGCAGAGAAGAAAGCCAATGAGTTGAGGCAACAGGCTCTTACTCCTGCAATTCTTGAGAAGATGTGGATTGAGAAATGGGATGGGACTGTACCAACAGTAATCACTGGTGGGAATACTTCTACATTTTTGGATTTAAGTAAAATAAGAAAATAGTATTGAATAGTACTACTAAAATGTAGGAACATCACCATAGAGGATGGTAAATATAGGGTAAGAATTGGGGGTCATTCCTTTGGTAGATATAATACCTTAGAGGAGGCTCAAGAGGTAGTAAGAAGGGAGAGAAAAAATATATTTCCTTTATCCTCTGAGTTAGACAACAAGATTACTATATAGTTACCTGTATATGGTCAGGTTCCTACAATCTTTAAAGATATTAGCAAATGATGTGGATTATATCAATTCTTATCATACTTTTCACTATTTGCATCTTGACAGATACAAATGTTGAAAAGTATCGTAGGATAAATGGAGAGATGCAAATAGTAGAGACATATAAGATAGGAGTACCTCTATGGGCAATCTTGGTCATTGTTCTATTGGGCATTGTTCCTTGGCTTAATGTAACTCTATTTGGAATCTTTATTATATTTTATTTCATATCCTCATTAGAGGAGAATTGGGGTGAACTTGACAACGAAGCCATAGTATTTTCATTGGATGGAGGTAACATTATCACAAAATGCCTACTGAAAATCAAGAAGCTACTATGTTGGAAAGTATGAAATAGTAAAGAGAAATTGAGCAATGACTAGAGAAGAAGTGAATAGCTTAGCTTTGTCTAAGATAGACAAAGCTAAGTATCTTATCTTAGAGCTTATTACTGGGATGGGGAAGACCAAAGTAGCAATAGACCTCATTAATCATATATGTGATAGGGTATTCAGAAATGATGAAAGCCCTACAAGTATCCTGATACTTGTATCTAAGACTGTGCATAAGCAGACTTGGAAGGATGAGATTGAGAAATGGGGAGGTATCAAGTCTGACTATATTACCATTGAATGCTATGAGTCACTAAAGAACTATGAGAACTCATACTTTGATGTAGTAGTGGCAGATGAGATGCAGCATTTGTCAGAAGCAAGAATTGATGTATTGGAGACTATCCATATCAATGAGTCTTTCATTGGATTGTCTGCCACTATTAAGAGAGACATGAGGGATTATTTCATTTACAACCACAAGGCTGAGGTCATTAAGTGTGGTCTCAAGGAAGCTGTAGAAGATGAAGTACTACCTGAGCCTACAGTATATCTACTGCCTTTGACTTTGGACACTACTAATTATACCTATAAGGTTAAGAAGTTTGATTGTGATATAATCACCACTCAGAAAGGTTGCTATGATAGTATCTCTTCACTTATAGAGTGGTACAAGAATAAGTACTTTAACTCAAGGAATGAGAGAATAAAGAATTTATGGCTTTCTACAGCTGGCAAAAGATTGAAATGGTGTGCTGAACAGAAGGAAGCCCTTGTACTATCTCTTCTTGACAAGTTCAGGAATTACAAGACTTTGACTTTCTGTAGTAGTATTGAGCAGTCAGAGAGGTTAGGTAAATACAATATCACCTCAAAGAATAAGGCTTCAGTGAAGAACCTTGAAATGTTTAATCTTAACAAGATTAAGCATATTACTGCCTGTAACATACTCAATGAAGGTGTGAACTTGACTAATTGTAGGATAGGTATATTCTGCAACTTGAATAGTTCGGAGATTGTAGTAAAGCAAAGAGTTGGTAGAATACTTAGACACAAATCTCCTATTATCATTATACCTTATTTCAAGGATACAAGGGAAGAGGAACTTGTGCAGAAGATGATAGAGGAGTATTCAGAAGAGTCTATAGTTACTATTAACAATATAAATGAAATAACATTATGAAAACTAGAGTTAGAACAACATCCAAATTTATTGTAAAGCCAGAAAACAAAGTGGTTGTATGTAACATGTCAGTTGATATGCAACTTTTTGATTCTAAGTTATGGAATCATATAGACCCTGCTTGGTGGGCAACCAAAGCTCCTATGGTAAGTGACTTTGGAGAGTTCATAGTGACAGCTAAGGCAAGATGCAACTCTGATGATACCTTTGATGAGGCTACTGGCAAGAAAATTGCTGAATCAAGAGCTAAATCCAAGGCATTCAAGACTGCTAAGAATGTGTGGGACTGCATTGCAAAAGGCTTTGTAGAAAATGCTAAAATGGCAGAGGTAATGACTAAAAACTGTGCAGCAGTAGAGGAAATTGAAGTTAATCATGTGAAAAAGCTATCAGAATGAATTATGTAATCAATGAAGATATTTGTAAGAAGAAAGGCATGGATTTACCTTCTCTTCTTGCAGTATTGCTTGTTAAGACTGGAGTAAACATTACTGAGCTGTTTAATGACTTGGTTAATAAAGAGGTACTGGTAAAAGATATGTTCTCTGAAGGTTTCCTAGTTACTCAAAGGTGGGATAGTATATGCTCTGATATATTACTTAGTGCTGATACTTCTGTACCATCAGATGAGCGACTATTACCTCTAGTAGATACTCTTATGTCTATCTTCCCATCAGGCAAGAAAGAAGGTACATCTTTGTATTGGAAAGGCAATAGAAAAGACAATAAAGAGAGGCTTCAAAAGTTCTTCAAGTTGTATGGTAATAAGTACTCTGATGAGCAGATTATACATGCAGCCAAGAAATATGTGGAATCCTTCAATGGACAGTACACTTATATGAGAGCACTTAAATACTTTATATGGAAGGATGAAAAGAAAATGGGAAGTGATGGTAGAAAGTACATTGAAGAGGTATCAGACCTTGCTTCTTACATAGAGAATGCTGGTCAGGAAGATGATTTGAAGAGAGATTGGACTTCTACAATTAACTGATTATGAGTAGATTTAAGCAAGTAATGGGAAATCTGAGGTTAAGGAGAGAGAGAGTTCTTAATGGACTTTATAATTGTATCCCTTTTCCTTTTCCAAGATTTAGAGCATGGGTTCCAGGCATTGAAACTGCTAAGTTCATAGTGGTGACTGCCAACCAAAAGGTAGGTAAATCAAAGTTCTGTGATTACCTATTTGTATATGAACCATTGTTCTTTATATTGGAGCATCCTGAGATGAGAGTTAAGGTTCTTTACTTTACTTTGGAGATGAGTCCAGAGGAAAAGTACAATGAGTTCTTGTGTCATCTATTGTTTAGATTGGATGGAATAGAGGTATCTCCCACTGAACTGAAAAGTACAGATAGAGACCATCCTATTGATGAGAAGATTCTTGAATTACTTGAATCTGATAAGTATCAGAGATATATCAAGGCATTCGAGGATATGGTCGAGTATATTGATGGCCAAAGGAATCCTACAGGAATCAATAAGTACTGTAGAGACTATGCCTTAGCTCATGGACATCTTAACTTCAAGAAAGGTAAGAGGAAAGACCCTATCACAGATAAAATTATAGATGCAGATGTGGTAGACAATGACAATCCTTATACCCCAGATGACCCAGAGGAGAGGAGGATAATCATCATAGATAATGCCTCGAATCTATCTCTTGAAAGTGGATTGAAGAAGATGGAAACTATTGATAAGATGAGCAAGTATGGTATTACTCTCAGGAATCAATTGAAATTCATCTTTGTATTGATTCAGCATCAAGCACAGGCTCAAGAGGGTATTGAGAACCAAAAGCTGAATAAGCTTAAACCATCTTCTGATGGTCTTGCAGATTGTAAGACTACTACCAGAGATGCCAATATGGTTATAGGTCTCTATAGTCCATTCAAGTATGGACTAAGAGAGTATGAAGGATATGATATAACCAAGTTCAGGAACCATATAAGGTTCATGGAGGTGATTGAAGATAGAGACTATGGAGCAAATGGTCAAATCTGCCCTTTATTCTTTGATGGTGCAGTGAGTACATTTTATGAACTCCCAAAACCTGATGATAGGGAAGCACTACAGAGAGTATATAACTATATGGAATCAAGGAAGAGCAAAACTGCTAAGACTTTCTTTAGTTATGGAATAAATAAAATGAATAGAGAGTTGTACAGGTGGAAAATATTTCATAAGTTTGCAACCCTTTTCAAGTAAAAGTAACATTATAAGACAAAAACAATGGCAAAGATTTTAGTTTTGGCTAAGTCAGGTTTTGGAAAAACCACTTCCTATTGTGGTAGGGAGAAGTTAGGTATTAAGGGGCTTAACCCAAAGGAAACTTATGTTATCCAGTGTATTGGTAGGGGTGTTCCTAACCCTAACTTCAAATTGATTGAAGGCAACATTGGAGTGGAGAATGTAGGTAAGCCCACACAGAAGCTTGTAAATGCAAATGCCCTTGCCACAGGAAACAGAGTACAGGTAGATAGTCTTACAGGACTTGACAGATTTGCAGCAGTTGCAGAGATTGTCAATATAATGAAGAAATCACCTTATAAGAATGTTCTTATAGATGATATGAACTATCTTGCTCAGGATTTCTATATGGCAAATGCCATGAAAGGTGGATGGGATACTCCTAAGCAGATTGGTTATGGTATGGGTCTCATCTTTGATTCTTTCAAGGGATTCCCTGAAGATAAGAATATCATCTGCTGTGCCCATTATGAGGAGTATAAGGACAGGAATGGTGATTCCATTTCCTATAAGTTCAAGACCACTGGAAAGATGGTTGATGACTATATTACTCCTGAGGGTAAGTTTGATATTATCCTCTTTGGTAAGGTAGGTTATGATGCAGAAAACAAGAGGCCTATCAAGCACTTTGTCAAGGAGTTTGATGGAGAATATCCTGCTAAAGACAGTCTTGGTGCATTGGATGACCTTCCTGATGAGATTCCTAATGATTTGTCTATTGTTGTAGACAAGTTAAGAGAAGTTTATGGATAGGGATGAGACTGTAAGAATATCAAGGTTAGTTGCTAATAATAGTATTACTACAGGTGACATCAGTATGGTATTGATGCAATACTGTATAGAACAGGGCAAGCCTTACTATGAGACTACCCTGTTTGTTACCAAGTTATTAAGTAGTGCACAATTGGCAGCATGTTTTATAACAGCCCTAGACTATTATGAAAGGAAATTCACAATATACAAGCTGTGGGATAAGCCTAATATATTACAGAAGTCTGGAGGATTAGGACAATTATTACAGATATTTTAGTAACAAGTATTTAAGTATTTTTTTTTTATTTTAGCAAGAAAAGTATGAATAAGACATTGACAGTAAGACAGTTTGCAGGTGTAAAAAGAATTGCACAGAATGTTAATCCTTTGGTAGTGAAGAAGAATAAGATTGCTGCCAAGATTGATGAACTCAATGCAGAGTATAATGCCCTGACTGAGGAGATTGAGGGACATGAGATGGGTGTCAAGGCTTTGACAGGTGGTCTCACAAGTGAAGACTTGGTTGTCAAGAAGGTAGAAGATACTGGTAAGGCTGATAAGGATGGTAAGCCTGTAAAGGTTACTAAGTATGAACCTAAGGCTGGTGTAGTAGTGTTCAATGAGGAGGCTAATGTATATGAAATTCATGTAGAGGAGCCTGCTATTGACAATGTTGCTCCTGAGACAGTAGATGATGCCGAGAAGGCACCTGAAGTAGAGGTCAAGGCAGAGGGAGATTCTCCCTTTCCTAACAATCTCCCTTACTAAGTTCATTAAGAACAAGCAATAAAATAACAAGAAGTAAAATTAAATAAATTGAATAGAAATGAATAAAAATATTAATTTTAGTTTTATGGCTTTTGGTAAAGCAGTAGAGAGTAAAGAAGGTGGAAGTATTAAGAGGTATATTGGTGCTTCTCCTGTATATGTTTTAGCAGTTAATCCCACAAAAGAAGAAAGAAATAAACTGTTGAATGCAGAAATAGACTCTGAGCCTGAATATCTGAGAGAAAGAGAGGTAGATGGTAAGAATGTACCTCAAGTTATGGTTACTTTCTATGTCAAACCAGATGTAGAGGGAGATATAATTATTCCTATGACTTTCTTTGTAGATAAATCCTATAGGTATAATAGAGACAAAACTAAGGTACAAGTAATTGATAAATATGGTTATAGTGCTTGGGCTACCCCAGAGGATCTGAAAAATAAAGCGACTCTTAAAAGTAGCACTGGTAAAGCCCTTAGAATTACTACTGAATACAGGCCTGCCTATAATGGAGAAATACAACTTATTGAATTTATTAAGAGCTATCTTAATTTTGATGAAGCACTTTCCTATGTTAATGGTGAATGGGTTAAGAACCCCAAAGTAGCTAACATGGAGGAGTGTGAATGTTCCCTTGATATGGATAAGCTGTTTAAGGGAGATTTCTCTGAACTTAATGAAGTTCCTAAGCTTATGCCTAAGAATAAAGTCAAGGTGATGTTTGGAGTAAGAACTACTGAGGATGGAAAACAATATCAGGTAGTATATACTAACAAAGTACTTAGAAATGGAGCAAGAGATTACAGTGAAATAGATAAGGACTTACAAGAAAGAAAGAATGCCGGAGCATTCTCTAATGTGGAGTATGATATTAAACCCTTTAGAGAATATACTGTAGAAGCTACTGACTTCAACAACTCAGGCTCAAGTGACATGCCTTTCCCTAAGGCAGAAGAGTCTTCTCCTTGGGATTTTGGTAAATAATAACTTTTAAACTAAACAGTTATGGCTATTGGCAAGAGTAATCCTTCTGTGACTTTAGATGATATTCTAAGTAAAACTACAGAAGCAGATATTTTAGCTTATTATCTTGGAGTTACAGAAATTCCCTGTGTAATTCATTCTCCTTTAAGAATAGATGATAAGGCTTCCTTTGGACTTTATTCCAGAGATGGGCATAGAGTCTACTATGTAGACTTTGCAACTAAGGACAGAGGAAATACTTTTGATATTCTTTGCAAGTTGTGGGGATGCAATTATATAGAAGCTCTTGCCAAGATAGCTCATGATATTTCTAAGTTCAGTACAAAAGACCTAGGTATAAATACTTCAAAGCAACACTTAACTCCTAAGATTTTCAAGCTCAATAATACAGAGCTGCAATGTAAAGTCAGAGATTGGGCACCTCATGATATTGAGTATTGGGCATCCTATGGAATAAGTCTTGACTGGCTGAAGTATGCAAAAGTTTATCCAATATCACATAAGATTGTCATCAAAGATGGTAATAAGTATGTATTTGGAGCTGACAGATATGCCTATGCTTATGTAGAACATAAGGAAGGTAAGGTTACTCTCAAAATCTATCAGCCATTTAACAAAGGTGGTTATAAATGGAGTAATAAACATGACACTTCTGTGGTAAGTCTATGGACTAAAGTACCTGAATATGGAGAGCAAATTTGCGTTTGCTCCTCATTGAAAGATGCTTTATGTCTATGGGCTAACACAGGAATACCCTCTCTTGCAATACAGGGTGAGGGATATAGGATGAGTGATACTGCAATTAGTGAACTGAAAAGAAGATATAAACAAGTCTTCATTTGCTTGGATAATGATGAGCCAGGATTGAAAGATGCTCAGAAGTTAGCTGAGGAAACAGGATTTACTAATGTAGTATTGCCACCCTTTAATGAAGGGAAAGATATTTCAGACTTGTATAAGGCTAAGGGCAAAGATGAGTTCCTTAGAATAATCAAGCCTTTATTCAACTCTTCAAGACAAGAGGACAATGATTGGGATGATTTGCCCTTTTGCATAGATTAAATAAAAGAAAAAAAAATTGAATGGGTATGAAGGAATGGAGAGAAATAGATGGATTTCCTAATTACATGGTAAGCAATACTGGGGAAATAAAGAGCCTCAATTATAATAAAACTGGTAAAGAAAAGGTTCTAATCCCTCATAAGCTGAGTAATGGTTATTTAGGTATTAACTTATATGATAATGACAAGAAGAGTTGCTATCTTCTAATACATAGATTAGTAGCTCAAGCATTCCTGCCTAATCCTAATGGATGTAGGATTATTAATCATAAGGATGAAAATAGAAGCAATAACTCTGTAAATAATCTTGAATGGTGTAGTCACAAGTATAATCTGAATTATGGAAACAGGAATAGTAAGCTGTCTAATAGCCTGACTAACAATCCCTTCTTTAGTATCCCAGTCCTTCAATACTCTAAAACAAGAGAATTTTTAAAAGAATTTCCAAGTATAGCAGAAGCTGCAAGGACAGTGAACAATGGAAATATAAAAGCAGCTGTTACTAATATTTTAAAATGTTGTAATGGTGTAGCAGATACCCAATTTGGCACTGTTAAAAGAAAAACAGCCTATGGTTATATTTGGAAATTCAAAACATTGTGAAACATAAAATATTAAAAAGTTATGCAAAGTCGTAAAATTACAGTCATACAGACTAAGAATCAGAAGAAGAGTGTTATTATGTCAGCAGCCACGACCCTTGCTGAGTTGAAAAGTGACCTGAGAGCCAATGATATTGACTATAATGGTATGACCTTCTTTGAAGGTACATCAAAGGTTGAATTGAAGAATGATGCTTCAGTTCTGCCACATGATGTTCCTTATAAGGGAATTGTCACCAATGAGTTGGTTTTCATGCTTACTAACACCAACAAGAAAATTAGGTCTGGCGCAATGAGTAGAATGGAGGCATATGCTGAAATCAAGAGAAGGGGTCTTCAAGATGCTTGCCTTAAGAAGTTTGGCAAAAACTTCACTATGTGTAAGACTGCTGACCTTATTGCATTGGTACAGAGCAATGGTGCTTCAAAACCTGCTCCTGTAGCACCTGCAAGTAATGGTGGTGAGTGTGTTGATACTGTAGCAAGAGCTGCTATCAGCAAGTTGGTGGAAATTCTTGAGGACAATGGCACAATTGAAGATTATGAGAAAGAGAAAGTGCTTGGTATTCTTGAGGGTGCAGTAAAAGTTGCACCATCTGAGGAGTATAAGCCTAAGCCAGCTTCTCCTTACTCTGATGATGAGATTAATGATATGTTTGAAGGAATGAGTATTCATTAATAACAGACAATAGGTAAGAGGGTAGAGATACCCCCTTACCTATTTTTTTTTACAGTAATATGAGTGGAGAAATAATTAAATTAATTGAGGAGAAGATAGAGGAACTATATAACTCCTTGATGGACAAGCCACTTCGAGTATTAGGCATATTCAATGATTTCTTTGGAGAGGATAAAGTTGATATGCAAGGATATTGGAGTTTGGACAAGTTCAAATCTTGGATGAATATAGAGCCTTTATCTACTTATATTCCTGATGGTAATATTGTAAGCATGAACATGAATGACTGGAGCATGTATAAAACATGGTCTATTACTGATTTACCTGGAGACCAGGTAGAAAAGGTTGTAAATGTGCTTACAAATACTACAGTAAAGGAAAGAATTGGTAATGCTAAGTTCAATGGCATATTCATACTTGTGCATTTCCCTCATGTAAGAGTGACTAATGAGCATGATAGATTTGTGGATATTAACCACTTATGGGCTAAAGTAAAGGTGTCTTATAATGGTACACTGAATGGAGGATTCACACTTAACAGGTCAGAGTATACCCTGCTTCACATCAGAAGTCATTACATGCACAGTCATATCAGTAGTATCCCTACAGGGGATTTCACCCAATTCCAAGATCCTTGTACAGGCAGTGGTCCTATTAATGGTACTATTAGTGCCCTCAATAGGGATTATGATGAGGATATGTGGAATATGTTCTGCCTTGAACTGAGTAAGTATGTGACTGTAGAATCTGTTGCTGGAGTACCTTATAATTACTTGGAGAATTTAGGTACCAATGATATGGAAGTAGGTGTAGATAGATTCATTACATATCTGTCTCCTAATCACTATGGTGATACCCTGTCTACTGACAAGTTGAGGGACTTTGTAAGGCACTTTATCAATACAAAGAAGCTCAAATTCAACTATGTAAATGGTAGTTATTCAATAGGGATGTCTTTGCCAGAGTACATTATCCTTATCAGTAATGAGTTCATTTCTTGGTACAATGACTTGTTCAACAAAGGTGAAGTCACTAACACATTTGACAACCTAAAGACAAGAGAATTACTTAGGGAATGTATCATAGACAATGGGAAGATTTACTATGATAGGAGCAGGAATAATGTAAATAATTATGCTCAGTATATAGGCAAGAAAGTGTGTGTATTCAAGGGAAGAGAGATAACTGTAGATATTACAGATATTGCGGAAGTAAGGAATGAGAACAAGAGTATAATACTCAATACTCAGACTGCACTGTATATATTAAATATAATTCTTAAAGTGTTAAACTACAGATATGGAAGAAACAAAGCAACCCACGAAAGTAATCAGCTTGGTACAGAAGTCAGGTACTTATAATTATAAGCTGATTATCCCAGCAGAAGTGGAGAGAAAGATAAGATTTGCCTGCCAAAAGGTGTGGAGTACTGAATGGTCAGGTACATTATTCTTTACACATGAAGGTTCATTTGAAAATAATGACCTTGTAATAAGATGTGTGGATATTTACATTATGGATATTGGTACTCAAGCCTATACAGAGTTTGATATGAATCCTGATGTGATAGCCTATATGTGTGAGAATCCTGAGCTACTTGATTGCCAAATGGGTCTTATACATTCCCATAACAATATGAGTACCTTCTTTAGTGGAACAGATACTGCTACTCTGAAGGAGGAAGGTAGGGATAGAAATAACTTTGTATCTCTCATTGTGAATAATGCAGGTACTTATACTGCCGCCATTACCAGGAGAGTAAAAAGATATAGTCAAATTAAGGACATGTTAGTATATGAGTTCTTTGGTGATGGTGAAAAGCATGATACTAAGAAATATGTAAGCAATGCAGATGAGATTGAATGGTTCTACCTTAAAATAGAGAAAGAGGGTGAAAACTACTCTTTCCCTGATATGGATGCAAGACTTGAAGAAATCAAGCAAGCTAAGGCAGAGAAAGCCAAGAAAGCTCAGACACCTACATATCAAGGTGGTTATAAACCTGTTATTGCTAATTCCTATGGTACAAAGGCAGGTCCAGCAAATCTTGTCAAGAAGGAAGCTAATAAGCCTAAGGTAGTTCAGCCAACTCTTTTTGATGATATAGATGACTTGCCATTTGAAGAGGAATATGACATACCTTATGGTCAAGTATCATTTGATAAAGTTACTTTGAAGTTTCTTGTACTTCAATTGATTACAGGCAGCATTATTATCTCTAATGATAGTAAGATTGACATTACCAAATGGGCTAAGTCAATGCCTGCATTGTATGAAAAGAGATTTGGTAAGGGTGAAGAAGGCATGAAAAATTTCAAAATGTGGGCAGATACCTATGCAGAATATCTGATATGGTATGTGACAGATGAGAAGTTGGAAGAGCTTGGCTTTGATGAAACAGAAATTTGTGCTATTTGTGCCCATGATATGATAGAGGAGCTTACAAAACTCCCTGAAAATGATTATATCAAAGGGTATATTGATACACTTCAAAAATATTTAATATTATGAATGAAGAAGTAACAGCCCAAGAAAGCCTTCCTGCAACTTTACAGGAAGCTTATAATTCTTTTATAGAGGACCTCAATGAGAGTACTATACCTGAATCAGATAATCCTATGGAAAATGATGGTGATAGTATTAGCTCTGGACTTTCAGAAGAAGAACAGGCTATCCTTGACCAAGCTGTAGAGGATGCACATCAGGAAATACCTACAAACTCTGCAACTTTGCTTGTAGATGAAGCTACAAGTAGGTTTAGTTCTGCCATTTGGTATGAGAATATTCAGAAGAAGACTGTCATTTTGGCAGGTGTAGGTGGTATTGGTAGTTATGTAGGCTTTTTATTGGCAAGAATGAAGCCAGCTTCCATGTTTATCTATGATGATGACATAGTGGAAACTGTCAATATGTCAGGTCAGTTATATGGTCAGTCTGATTTAGGCAGAACTAAAGTATCTGCACTGGCTGAGATGATTAGAAACTATGCTGGCTATAGCAGTGTCTTTGCAATAAATGAGAGATTTACCAATGAATCTGAAGCATCAGACATTATGATTTGTGGCTTTGATAATATGGCAGCAAGAAGACTCTTCTTTAATAAATGGGTAAATCATGTTCAATCCAAACCAGAAGAGGAGAGAAAGAATTGCTTATTTATTGATGGCAGATTAGCAGCAGAAGAGTTTCAGGTATTGTGTATCAAGGGAGATGATGAGTACAACATCAATAGGTACAATAATGAGTTCCTATTCTCTGATGCAGAAGCTGATGAAACTATCTGCTCCTATAAACAAACTACCTTCTGTGCAAATATGATTGCATCTTATATGGTTAATTTGTTTGTAAACTTCTGTGCTAATCAATGTGAGCCTCTCATTGATAGAGACCTGCCATTCCTTACCACATATAATGCAGAAACAATGTATCTTAAAACTGAAGTATAATGGAATTTAACCTAAGATTTGCATATAATGTAATGGGTGTTTTCAATAGCAGTGAGTTTGGTGATCCAGACCAACTTGAAATGAATCTGTCTCTTGATAGTAACAATGTATTTAGAAGAAGCCTTGTCATTGAAGTAAACAATGATGAGGTAGAGATACCTGTGATTGCAAGAGAACACTTTGAAAAGCCGGTCTCAGACAATATGGCTTATCCCACAATTATGGGAATCAAGAGGATAATACTGCCATTATATGATAATGCACCAAGCCAAGAGAGAAGAACCTTTGATAGTATCATAACTCAATTATTTACTAATGTAGGATATGGTAAAAGATTGCAGAAGATAACTACCAATAAGGGTGAAGTGTATTATGGTGGTAAAGGTATCATCTTTGATGAGAGCTACACTCCATTACTATTATGTACATTAACTGCAAGAAGTGTACATACTGAGGATAATGGTAATACTATGGTCTATTACAGACCTGTGTGCCATGTCAGTCCCAAAGTATTCTTAGAGTCTGATAAGTTGATTAATAAAGGTATCATCAAGAAATTGATTCCCTATTATATAAGTATGGATGTAAATTTCCCAAGAAACAATTACAGTTTCAGCAGTAATCCAGAGGACAGGAAAGTAAAGGTCATAGTAGATAATTTCAATAAGTTCTTTGTAGAACCTATTAAACCTACTCCATCTACCTGCTCTAATGATGCACTGAATGAATGCCTTATTGACAATATTGATGACATAATGATGTTGATATGACATTAGATGAATACTTTGGAGATTGGATGAAGGTAATTGATAGGACAGAGCTTAATAATGTAATGGCTAAGGTTGGGCAAGAATACAGGAGAAAGCCTTTGTGTCCTGCCCAATCTAATGTATTCAGAGCATTCGAGCTTTGTCCTCTCAATGACTTGAAAGTAGTTATGTTAGGTCAGGATCCTTATCCACAAAAGGGAGTGGCAACTGGAGTATTATTCGGGAATAGAAAGGAAGTTGATGAGGATAACTTATCTCCTTCATTAAATGTTGTTAAAGAGGCAGCAATTAATTTTGAGGTTCCACATTATTGTATTACCTTTGACAACTCTCTTGAGAGTTGGTCTAAACAAGGAATACTAATGATAAACTCTGCACTCACTGTAGAAATGAATAGGATAGGTTCCCATGTGATGTTGTGGAGACCTTTCATAGCTAAATTGCTAAAGAACTTGTCTGAATATAATACAGCTATAGTATATGTATTGTTTGGCAGACAAGCCCAAACCTTCAAACCTTATATTAATGATAGGTTCAATCATATTATAGAGATTGAACATCCTGCATATTTTGCAAGGAGTGGTACTAAGATGCCACATCAGCTATTTGTTGATATAAGTAATAAGGTAAAAGAGATTTATGGTGTGCCTATAAAATGGTACGAAGAGTATTAATATTAAACAAAAAAAAATGGAAAAGATTTATTTGACAAATGGTAAGGAAGTACAGATTGGAGATACTTTAGTTAAAGTATCTAAGGTAGTAGACCCTTTCTTTGGTGAGGGTACTGTAGTTCAGCACATTGTGGTAACTAAGGACATTCTCCCTAAGCTCCTTGAGGCTGGCATTGTTACTACTACCAAGCCTGCAAAGTCTGCTGTGGTTGAATCTGAGGTTCCTATGGAGTTAGATTACTACATTCAGAAGATTGCAGAGAAACTTGGTTGGAAGATGGAGAAGGTCTATAACTACCTTAACAGTGTAGATAGTATTCTTCCTGCTGCTGCATTCTCTATGGTACTTAGAGAAGTAGCCATTGAGTTGGACAAGAAGTATGAGGACCATATTGAGAAGAGTCCTGAGATTTATGTAATCTCTATGCTTGATGGTAGAATTACCAAGGCTAATAAGGCTCATATCAAGAACTATAGGAACTTTGCAGCATTCAGGTCTATAAGTGATGCGAAGATTGCCTGCAAAATTACAAAAGATATTCTTAAGGAAATGTTCAAAAGTGGAAAATAAGAAGATTAGGAATGCTACTGTATGTGCTGCTAAGAATATAACTTTCAAAAGTATATTAGAGAAAACATGTTTTACTTGTCTTGAAGAACATGGATTTGCTCCTAAATATGAACCAAAGAAATTCATCCTTTTTCCTTCTTTTGTTCCCATAACTCCCTTTTATGATAAAGAGACTGATACACAACAGAAGAAAAGGGTTGAATCTTTAGGTAGGCAAAGTAGTAAGGAACTTAGACTATGTAATGGGCTAATTCAGCCCATTACATATACTCCTGATATATATGTAAGATATAATAATTTGGACATTTGGATAGAATGTAAAGGATTTACCAATGATGTATTTCCTTATAAGAAAAAAATGTTTAGAAAGCTACTTGATGACATATATAATAGTACAGGACAAAAAAGTATATACTTTGAAGTGTATACTAAGAAGCAGCTCTTACAAGCTATAAATATAATTAGAAATTATGGGAATACTGACTGATATTGGGAGGCTTATATATGCACTTCCCACAAAAGATATTGAATTGGCAAATAAATTCATAAGAGAAAGAAATTTTGAGTTTTTACAAGATTTAGTTAACTCAGCAGTGTATAAAGTTAAAAGGGCTAAGACTATAGGGGATGTAAGCAGCCCTTTAATGTCAGCAGATATTGATAACCTTTTATCTTTAAAGTCTACGGTAGATATATATTGCATGAGACTAGGAATATATGACCCAGAGAAATAATATTTTTTTTTTCTATGAATACAATCAAGAAAAAGCTATCTGATATATCTCTTAATATAACAGAAGAGGAGTATAGAAGGGACTCAGCATTAAGCTATTCAACCCTTGCAAGATATGAGAGGGAGGGGTTTAATAACCTAGATAAGCTGTTTGATGAGCTGGATACCCCATCCCTGACATTTGGTAGAGCTGTGGACAGCATCATTACTGGAGGACAGCCAGAATTTGATAAGGAATTTATGGTGGCAGAATACCCATCAATTCCTGACTCTATTGTGAGGATAGTAAAGTCCCTGTTCAGTCAATATAAGGATTCCTGTGATAACCTGAGCAGTATTCAGGATACTGGAATTATCAAAGAGACTGAGAAACAGGGTTATCAAATGAATTGGAGACCAGAGACTAGAGCTAGGGCAATTAAGGAAAAGGGATATGAATACTATAATCTGTTATTTGTAGCAGGTAATAGGACTATACTTGACACACAGACCTACCAAGATGTGTGCAATGCAGTAAGAGCATTGAAAGAGAGCAAATCCACTCAATTCTACTTTGCAGAGGACAATCCATTTGAACCAGACATTGAAAGATTCTATCAGTTGAAGTTCAAAGGAGAGTTCAATGGTGTAAAGTATAGAAACATGGCTGACTTAATCATAGTCAATCATAAGGAGAAGTGGGTAAAGCCAGTAGATTTGAAAACAAGTTCCCATACAGAGTGGGATTTCTATAAATCCTTTGTAGATTGGAATTATCAAATTCAGGCAAGACTATATTGGGCTATTATAAGGCAAAATATGGATAAGGATGAGTACTTCAAAGACTTCAAGCTGCTTGACTATAATTTCATTGTAGTCAATAGGAGAATCCTTGTCCCATTGGTGTGGACTTGTCCATTTACACAGGTAGTAGGTACATTGAAATTTGGAAAGAATGACCAAATAGAAATGAGAAGTCCTTTTGTGATAGGAGAAGAGCTTTCTTCTTATCTCACTTCCAGACCAAGAGTTCCTGTGGGTATTAATGAAACTGGTCCTAATGATTTAAGAGAATGGTTAAATACATTGTAATATGCAAGTAATAAAAAGAGATGGCAGTATAGAGGAATTTAATGTTGATAAGATTATAAGTGCTGTAGAGAAAGCCTTTAAGTCTTGCAACAAGAAAATGCCTCAATATCTGTATGATATGATAGGTGCCTTGTTTGGTACTTTGGAAGGAGATACTATAGGTATTGAGGAGATACAGAATAAGGTTGAGGATGTTCTTATGAATGACAAACACTTTGATGTAGCAAGGAGTTATATCATTTATAGAGAGCAGCATAAGCAGGCAAGATTCATTAGAGAAAGAATTGATTATATGGATGAGTATAGTCAGTCTAATGAAAATGCAGCCACTTCATCAGAAACAGATGCTAATGCAAATGTAACTATGAAGAATGTTGCCAACCTTGAGGGTGAAGTATATAAGACTACTAATAGGGTTATTCAGAGGCAAAGGATGAAAGACAAGCTGAATGAAATGTATCCTGAAGTAGCTAAGAAGTATGAAGAGGATTTGAACTCTCATGTTATTTATACACATGATGAAGCAACCACTCCTGTCTTGAAGCAGTATTGTATGGCTGTGAGTCTGCATCCTCTTATGATGGAAGGAGTTGGCAATATTGATGGTATCACTCCAACACCTCCTAATGACCTGCAATCATTCAGTGGTCAAGTAACCAATCTTATCTTCTTGCTATCTTCTCAGTGTAAAGGTGCAGTGGCAGTAGGTGAATACTTTATTGCCCTTAACTATTACATTGTGCAGGAATTTGGTCCTAATTGGTATGAAAAGTTGGATGTAGTAACTACTACAGACCATTGCAGTAAGCAGAGGACTGTAAGAGATGCCATATATAAAGCATTCAAACAGTTTATCTATGGTGTAAATCAGCCTGCTGGTAATAGGTCATATCAAAGTCCATTTACTAATGTGTCTTATTATGACCATACTTACTTTGATTCACTATTTGGAGAGTTCTATTATCCTGATGGAACCAAGCCCCAGTGGGAGGCAATAGATTGCCTGCAAAGGCTGTTTATGAAGTTCTTCAATAAGTTAAGAACCAAGCAGATACTTACATTCCCCGTGGAAACTATGGCTATGGTGTATGACCCAAAGACTAATGACATCATAGATAAGGAGTATAAGGACTTTACTGCTGAAATGTATGCAGAAGGCCATAGCTTCTTCACCTATATTTCAGATAGTGCTGATAGTCTTGCATCATGTTGTAGATTGAGGAATGAGCTTGTAGAGAATACTTTCAATCCTACATCAGGTCTTACTGGTGTAATGACAGGTTCATGCAATGTAATCACTCTTAATATCAATAGGATTGTGCAGGATTGCAACAAGGCTTATGGATTGAAGAGGAATGGAGGATGGAAAGAAAATACTTCATTTCTTAGAGATTACTTAGTAGATATTCTCCAAAGAGTCTACAAGTACCATGTTGCATTTAAGACAATGCTATATGAACTTGAAGATAAGGGTATGTTTGCTGCTTCAAATGGCGGGTATATTCACATCAGCAAATTGTATAGTACTATAGGTATCAATGGCTTGAATGAGGCTGCAAGATTCTTAGGTATGACTGTTGGCAACAACAAGGAGTATATTGAGTTCCTGCAACTGGTTCTTGGTACTATCAAAGAGCAGAACAAGATACATTCTATCCATGATGCCAATAGACCATTCCTATTCAATTCTGAGGTAGTTCCTGCTGAAGGGTTAGGAGGAAAGAATTATAATTGGGATAAAGAGGATGGATATTGGGTTCCTGATGATGAGAACCTGTACAATTCATACTTCTATGATGCACATGATGACACCTCAGTACTTGATAAGTTTATACTTCATGGGAGACAGACTTACCAATATACTGATGGGGGAAGTGCAGCTCATATCAACTTGGAAGACCACTTGAGCAAGGAGCAGTATCTCAAGCTTATAGATTTTGCTATAGCTAATGGAACTAACTACTTCACATTTAATATTCCTAATAGTAAGTGTGATGATTGTGGCTACATTACTAAGCATCCTATCACTGAATGCCCAAAGTGCCATAGTAAGAATATTACTCAATATACAAGAGTGATAGGGTATTTAAGACCTATTAAATCATTTGGTAAAGATAGGCAGATTGAAGCTAACAAAAGAGTTTATAGTAAAGGTGTATAATTTGTCCTTAAGATTTTGTTATTTGCATTATTTTTAGTACCTTTGCATCAAAATAATTTAGTATGGAAGATAAAATTTTACAAAGTTGTGGTGATGTCTTGGTAATAGAAGGTAAATCAACAAAGAAAGTAAGGAATAGGTACTATTACACAGGACATTTTGAGGGATACACCAGAAGGCTATATTTTAGATTAGATAGTGCCCAATATGGTAATGTCTCTAATCCAGATAAGAGAGATGAATATGGATTTATCTGTGATGAGTCTATTACTGATAAGCATATTTATAATGTTTGGAAGAATATGGAGAGGAGATGTTATGACCCTAAATGTCCTGTTTACAGTACTTATGGAGCTAAGGGGATAATAGTATCAGAAGAGTTCAAGATATATTCAAATTTTAGGAGATGGTATGAAGAAAATGGAGATAGTAGTCATAGTCTCGAAATAGATAAAGATTGCAAATCTCTTATACTAAATATTCCCAAAATATACTCTCCTAATACTTGTATTCTCTTACCTCCAGAGATTAACACTTTTATTTCAACTATAGGTAAGGGTATTTATCTTACTCCTCATAATACATATTGTGTTAGATTGAGGAGGAAGTTTGCTAAGGTTAATAGAAATTTCAAAACTTTGGAAGAGGCAGTTGCTTATAAGAAGGATAGAGATATGGAATATCTTAATACCTTAGTGGAAAAATATCCCCTACCTATAGATAACCTTAATATAGTTAAAAGATATGTTGAAATATTTGAATACTCAAGTAACATTTGCAGAGGTGCCTGACGAAATTACATTATGTATAAATATTACAGGATGTAAAAATGGGTGCAAAAACTGTCATAGCTCTTACTTGGCACAGGATATTGGAAAACCCCTAAATAAATCATCCCTTAGTGAGCTTATTGAGGGTAACAAAGGAGTGTCCTGTGTGTCCTTTATGGGTGGAGATAGTGATGCTATACACTTAGTAGCTTTGGCAAGTTGGGTGAAGACACACACCCATCTTAAAGTTGCTTGGTATAGTGGCAGACAGGAACTTGCTGGTATAGTAGCAAGACAGTTACAGTGGTTTGACTTTATTAAGTTAGGACCTTATAAGGAAGAGTTTGGACCACTTAACAGTAGGACTACTAATCAGAGATTCTACAAGGTAAGTGGCAAGGAGCTGGTAGACATAACAAATAAATTTTGGAAACATGAAATTGAAAATTAAAGTAAAAGTATTGACTAAGGGATGTATGCCTGTAATCAATGAGAATGGTGATTGGGTAGATTTAAGGTCTGCTATAGACATCACTATTCCTGCACCACAGGCTGATGTTCTTAAGAGAAAAACTGTTGAAGGAGAGAGAGTAGGTCATAGGGATGTAGAGATTCCCACCTATTACATTCCTCTTGGAGTTGCAATGCAACTACCACAAGGATTTGAAGCTATTATTGATTCAAGGAGTAGTGGTCCTAAGAAGTTAGGATTATTCATCCCAAATGGTCAAGGTGTAGTGGATAACATATATAATGGCAATGATGACCAGTGGCACTATGTATGTTCTCCTATGAGAGAGACCACTATTGAAGCAGGTGACAGAATCTGTCAATTTAGGATACAGCTTAGTCAGAAAGCTACTATGTGGCAGAAGATTAAATGGCTGCTAAGTTCAGGTATTGAACTTGTGGAAGTAGATGATTTGGGCAATGAAAATAGATTAGGATTTGGCTCAACAGGAATTAAGTAATAATGAAAAAAAAAAGCATGAAGCATGATATTAGAAATAGTGGGTATATTGCTTGCAGTAATCATCTTAGCTGTTATTATTAATGGTGCAGAAGATTACTGTAAGCAAAGTAAAAGGGTAAATATGTCTTTCAAAGAGGCAATGGATTTAGTAGATTTGCCAGTTATCACATTTTATAATAATGGCAAAAAGTTTAATTTTCTACTAGATACTGGGGCTACAATATCCATAGTAGACTCAAATATATTAGATAGCCTTACTTGTGAAAAACTGAAAGATGTTGGTACAGTATTTGGTGTTGAAGGTAATAAGGTTCCAGTGTCTTATGTAAGAGCACAATTAGACTATAAAGGGGAAAACTATAAAGAGGATTTTCAAGTTCTAGATATGAGTAATGCCTTTGGTAATATAAAAGAAGAGAGTGGAGTGACACTTTCTGGAATACTAGGAAGTCAATTCTTTCATAAGTACCAATATGTACTAGATTTTAAAGAGTTAATTGCCTATTCTAAGAAATAATGGAAGATATTATAAAACTTAGGTCTGGATACAAAGCTGTAAACTATCTCAAGAAGATGCCTAAGCCTGATGGTTCTGAATCAAAAACTTATGTACTTAAGACTGATGTGCCTACATTAAGAGTTGGTGAAGTGGGAGGTGTATGCCACATACATAAGTTTATTAATCCATCAGAAGGTCCAATAATTATAGAAGGTCAGGAGCTTGAGGAAGCCAAAGCAGTTGTCAAATCTATAGACTTTGTTGAGGGTTATGGATGGACTATAACATTTGAATGATGATATATTTTGTTACTGGTCAGAGAGAACTATTTGAGTTTCCTGATGCTAAGTATAAATGTATTTCTGTAGAAGAGTCTCTTAAAATATTAGAGCCTCTTCGAGTAGTAGGTTTAGATACTGAAACTACAGGTACGGAGATATGGCAGGGTAGATTACTTACTCTTCAACTTGGCAATAAGGAAAATCAAGTTGTAATAGACTGTATGACTATTGATGTCAAGCAGTATAAGGATTATCTTGAAAGTGACAGACTATTCATCATTCATAATGCAAAGTTTGATTTAAGATGGCTGTATAAGGAACATATTGTAGTCAGAAATGTCTATGATACTTATTTAGCTGAGAAGATTCTATTTCTTGGATTTCCACCTGGCATTGTATCTTTGTCCTTGCAGGCTTGTTGTGATAGGTATTTACATATCTATCTTGACAAGACTGTCAGAGGACAGATACATGCAGGTATGACAGAAGAGGTTATAGTTTATGCAGCAAATGATGTTGTGCATCTTGAGGATATTATGAACTTGCAGCTTATTACTATCAATGCAAGAGGTCAAAAAGTGGCACTTGATATTGAGAATGAGTTTGTAAGAGTCCTTGCATATATTGAATATTGTGGCATTAAACTTGACCCTGTTAAGTGGAAGGCTAAGATGGCTAAAGATGCAGAGAGGTTAAGGATTGCTGAGCAGAAACTTAATGATTGGGTAGTAGATTATGTAATGAAAAAGGATGACCCTTCCCTCATTGCAAGAAACTATGATACTCACAAGAAAGGTAAGCCAGCCAAACTTGCAGATAATGTGTATGTGGTAATACCACAACCTTCATTATTCTCTGAGTTTGATACTGGACCTCAATGTATTATTAACTGGAATAGTTCCAAGCAGGTAATCAGATTGTTTGAAGAACTTGGATTTGACCTATTGGTTAAAGACAAGAAAACAGGCAAGATGAAAAAGTCTGTGGAGTCTAAGTTTATAGAATTGCAGGCAAGTAAGAGTAGTATTGTTCCTTTATACTTGGAATATTCAGCAGCTTTCAAGGTAGTAACATCTTTTGGTCAAAACTTCCTTGATGCCATTAATCCTGTTACACAAAGAATCCACCCAACATTCAATCAAATGATGGATACTGGTAGATTGAGTTGTGGCTCAGGAGGAAAAGGTAAAGGAGGTAAGACTAAAGATGATGATATTGCAGAGGAGGAAGATGAAAACAAGGACACTTCTACACAAGCAAATGATAAGAGTGTCAATGTTCAGCAGCTTCCAGCTACAGAAGAAACAAGAGCAGCATTTGTACCTGAAGAGGGTCACTTGCTGGTAGACTGTGATTATGGGGACCAAGAAGGACATGTGTTCACTGAACTATCCAATGATAGGGAATGGATTGCATTCTACAATGACCCTAATCAAAGAGATGGACACTCCTTTGTAGCCAAGATGTGTTTCCCTAAAGACCTTGATGGGGTTGCAGAGAAGGATGTCAAGAAGGTAAGAAAAGACCTTAGAGATTTGGCTAAGAAGGCAAGGTTCTGTTTCAATTATAATGGTCAAGCTCCTACAATGGCAACTAATTGTAATATTCCTGTGGACTTTGCAACTGAGATTTATAACAACTATTTCAAGAGATTTAATGGTATAGCAAGCTATTTCAAGGTACAGAAGAGAGATATGTGGAATAGAGGCTATATCCTAATCTCAAAGATAACCGGATTAAGGGCATATATCTATGACTATCCTATACTGAAAGGTATTGAAAGGAGAAAGAATGGTATGGAAGATTTCTGGGATATATACAAAGCTGCAAGAGATAGTGGCAGAGTAATATCTGAGATTCCACCATCTGTCATGCAAGAAATTGCAAAGAAGTTTGCCCAAGGTGTTCCTATTGAAGAAATAGCTGTTAGGTATTCATATAAGGTTAAAAAAGCAGGTAAGGTAGAGGAGAAGTTTATTGACATTAACAGGGAGACTGTATATGTGTCAGTGATGAAGCACTTATGGAAGAGAAAGAGTGCTTCTGATAATCAGTCATGTAACTATCCTTCTCAAGGTACTGCTGCTGCAATGACTAAGATAGCAGGTATTAGATACTTTAATCATTTGGTTAATGATGGTCTTATATTCAAAGTCCTCATTCCTAATGATGTACATGATGAGTATCTAATTGAGCCTCCTGAAGAGATAGCTGAACAGGAAGCCAAGAAGTTAAGTGAATGTATGGAGTATGCAGCATCTATCTTTTGCAAGAAGGTAACTATCAAAGCTGTGCCTGAGATTGCATCATGTTGGGTTCATTGAGATTTAAGTAATTAATAAAGTGAAGAAATGGAAGTAACAATAAACAAGGAATATCAGAGCCTCATTGATAGGTTGAATGCAGCTATTACTGCATATGAAGATTCTGGTAGGACAGAAATTGGCCTTTCTCTCTTAAGAGGGGTAAAGGAAGGAATCAGAATGTTAGGCAGTAGACCTAAACTGGCTGAAAGTGTGGAGAAGTTCACTGAGATTACCAGTAACATGGCTAAGACTTATGCAGCCAAGAATCATGACTATGGTAATAGCTTTGAGCAGTCTCTTGATAAGTTTGGTCTTGTAGCTTCTGTAGTTAGATTGGGAGACAAGATGAATAGAATTGAATCTCTCACTAAGAAAGAAGCTCAGGTTAAAGATGAGTCTATTAAAGATACTCTTCTTGACATGGCAAACTATGCTATAATGACTGTAATGTGGATGGATAAAAAGTCAGGTGAATGATAGTTAAAGTACTACAGAATAAAGAGGGTAAGTATCTTAAAGACTATGGTCTTGAAACAGTAGATGAACTGTTTCACCCAGTAACAAGATTAATGTGTTACTGGGTTACTGATGACCCTAAAGAAGCTATTCACTTTTATTCATCTAATTCTGCTATAGTAGCAAAGAGTTGGGTTGGACAATTAGGGTTTGATTATAAAAATGTAGAGATATTATAGAAGAAAGTTAATATGGGAAATTCAGGAAGATTAATTTATGCAAGTCCTGATAGGAGAACACAATCTTCTCCCAAACAACTATCTTGGAGAAAGAGAGTTATGCTTCTCTGGAGAATAAAGGGTATGGTTATCCCTTGGGATGTGCCAATGACTCAAGGAGAAAGAGAGAAGCTAACTCAAGCTAAGAATCTTATTGAAGAGGTAGTTAAGGACTTTACAAAGAATAGTGTAACTCTTGGATTTAAAGCAGTAGATAGGTGTTACTTTTGTGGTAAGCCTGCTGTAACTATTGACAAGAATGGACACTATGTGTGTGAGAAGTGTAATAGTATATATACAGGTGATGTGGAGTAGATGAAGCAATATACACAGAGAGGATTCATAAGGATAGTAAAGAATAATGGTTTTCAATATAATAGACATAATGGAGACCATGCTATCTATGTGAATGATAAGGGAAGACATATCAGCATACCTAAGAATCTTGAATGTGTAATTGCTCGAAGACTGATTAAAGAGAATAACTTGATAACAGACATTAAAAGGAGAAAAAAAAATAATGGACAATTATAATTATCCTATGGGTGCAGATACTAAAGATGCACCCTGGAATCAGGCTGATAATCCTGAAAGGGAAATTGAGGTCACAGTAAGTGTCACCCTTAGTAAAACTGTAAAGATTAAGGTATCTGACTATGAGATTACTGACTCTGGAAAGGATGAAGATGGTGAGTATTTTGAGGATATAAATTACTCAAACTGTGACCTTAAAGGTGCAGTTGAAGAGCAGATTGTATTGCCTCAGAAAGCTTGGGATTATATAGCTCCTAAAACAAAGAAGGATGTTAAAGCCATCTCTGATTTGAAGGACTGGAATGTTGATGACTTTGAAGTGATTGAGGAATACTAAACTTAAAGAAGTATAATGAAAGTATTAAAGATTTATTCAAGGACTTGTGGACCCTGTAAAGTACTGGAGAGTAATCTTCAGCTTGCAGGTATTCCACATGAAAGTATAGATGTTCAGTCTATACAGGGTGAGGATATAGCATCCAAGTATGAGATAAGGACAGTACCTACTCTCATCTTAGTAGATGATGAGGGAAATGTTGTAAAAAGACATAGTGGTCTGTTAGGTGTTCAAGAATTAAAAGAGTTCTGCAATGAAACTAATTAAGCCAAGTTTTGAAATATGGAATCAGCCTGCTGGTCTTGAAGGAGTTTATAAACAGATTGAGAGAGTAGGTAGAGTATGTTATAAGTCTGAGGATAAGATAACAGAAGATTCTGCCAAGCCTTTTGTGGATAGGATGATTAAGTCTGGTCATGGAGCTATGTTAGAGCATGGTACAGTATATCTTAAATGCGAAACAGAGGTCATAAATAGGTATATACATCCTGAAGATGGTGAAGAAGAGGATTTTAATAAGTTGGAAAAATATGAATATAATTCTTACTCAGTAACAAATGATGATGGTATATACCTATATGTTACTACTAATCTTAGAGTACTAGTAGAGAATGATTGGCTTGACGATTTACAATATATTTGTGAACCTACAGAATATCACGAGAAAAGAATCACTGTACACTTTGTATGTGATAGAGGCGTATCACATGAGTTTGTAAGGCACAGAGTAATGTCTTTTGCCCAAGAAAGCACAAGGTATTGTAACTATTCCAAGGATAAATTTGGCAATGAGCTTACATTTATTCAACCCTGTTGGTTGGATGATGAGAGACTGAAACTATATGGACCTTATCATACTGTAATAAGGGATAAATCTCTTGAAAGTATCTTCATTGCCAGTCTAAATAATGCTGAAAAGGATTATATTGACTTGATTGACTTAGGTTGGAAACCACAAGAAGCAAGAGCTGTTTTACCTAACTCCTTAAAGACAGAATTGGTTGTAACTGGATTTGTATCTGATTGGAATCACTTCTTTGACCTAAGAGCAAGAGGTACTACAGGTGCTCCACATCCTCAGGCTAAGGAATTAGCAGAGCCTTTAATGAAGGAATTTATTGCAAGAAAGTATATTAATAACTAAAAAAAAAAGTATGGCTTTTGGTACGAAGAAATCAGTTGTAGCTGCACCTTCTTTCAGTGAAAGAATGGCAAGCATTAAGTCTATGTTTAAGACTGCACATGAGAATGCAAGTAATCTCCATGCAGAAATGGAGTCAGAGATTGCAAAGAAGGAATCTCAAATTGCTGCATTGCAGGAAGACATCAAAACTATTGGTGTTACTAAGCAGGAGGCTGAAACATTTATGTCTAATATAGAAAAGCTTATTTGATATGATTGAGCAAATAAATCAGTTAAAGCAAGGTTCCATTATTAGTGAGAGTTCTCACTATATTGTGAACAGAGTGTCAGGCTCTAATGCTTGGCTTACTCATTTTGAAAGTGGTGAAGAGGTTCAGATTGGTATGAGTTATCTGAAGAACTACACTAACTCTGCTGACTTGTTTGAAACTACAGTAAAGGTAACTAAGGAAGATAAGAAGGATGGTACTCTTGGTATTAGAAGTATTTGGGAGAACATCCATTCTGGTCAGGTATTTACTGTATGTTTCAAGAAGCAGGATAAACCTAAGAGTAAGAGAAAGTTACAGGAGGAGATTGATGCTATTGTAGAGCAGTTCTCAAATAGTATTGACACAGTTAAGAACAATAAGAAAGGTGTTGCAAATGCAGCAAAGAATCTTATTACTGAGCTGGTTAATAGCCCTGTACTTCCTTATGAAGAAGGTGAAGATAGAGTTCTTAGAGGCTATAAGATTCAATTTGAATCAAGAGATGGCAGATATGATTGTGTAGATATGGACATTACTAAGACTGATAAAGAGTCAGGTATTAGACCAGTCAATATCTTAACAATCAAATGGCTCATATTCAATGGTGTCAAGTACATTGTTGAGTAATCTTATAAGGGAGAATAAGTTAAATACTTGTTCTCCCTTTAGCTTTTTGAATAAAAGCTTGTGTATTGCAATTAAATTACTTACCTTTGCATAAAAATTAATATTAATTTATATGAGTACAAAATGTTATAATCCTATTAAGGGAATTGATGACGTAATTGCTAGTAAAATTCAGGGTTGGAATGAGTATAGAGTAGCTACATTAAGAGGAATGTATGATGAATCACACTCATCTCCACTTGATACATCAGACCTTGATAGGGCTGTACAGGACTTGATCTCATATAGAAGAGACTTAGGAAAAATGAATGCAGAGTCTATCAAGACTACTAGTTCTAATTTATCTGAGTCTTATCAGAAGTTGAAGGAGTCTTTTAGTGCTGAAGAGAGATTTAATAGAATCAATATGATTTCTACTATGTTTTCTGACAGACTTGATGCCTTACAAGAAGCTAATCCTTTCCTAAGTAGGAAAGTTATATGTAATGGATTTGTTTCAAATGGTAAACTAGTGGCAGGTCAATTCTCAGTATTTGAAGGTGTTTATAATGACTTGCTTGAATACTATTCAGAGGCTGTTGAAGAAGGTGATATGGATACAGCCAATAGTTATAAGAAGGTTCTTGAAAACTGGGGAGCACTAGTCTCTCATGCTAGAATGAGATTGAGAGATACAGAGGAACTCAGACTTGGTGACAAGATAGAGTATGCAGATGATACAAATCCAGATAACTACAATGATAATAAGTTATCTGAATTATATGATGCTTCAGAGTCTAAAAGAGAAGCATGGCAAGAGACCTCTGATATGCACTCTGCATTTGGTTCTGTAGGAAAACAAGTAAGAAAACTTTTAGGTTCTATTCAGAGAGTTGAAAATGGAGAAGAAGTATATGATGACTTAGGTTTTCCTATAATGCTTGACCCTGTTAAAGCACACCAGTCTTTGATTGAAATATTAAGAGGTGTTACATCTGAAAGACAAATGATAGGTTTGCTTAGAAATGCCTCTAACAGTCAGACTTGGTTACAGCCTGTTATAGAAGAGCTTGAAAATAATGACCAGCTTAGGACACAGTTCTATGTAGATTTTAAGAAGAACTTTCAACCTTACTCTATCCTTCTTGAAGAGGTAAAGAATGGGTTAAGAACTTTCAAGACTCTTATATTGAATAGAGTTAATAATAGTCTCTCTGGTCAATACCTTACTAGTATCACTTTGGGTAAACAGGTTAATCCAAATACCTCTGTATTTAACAAGGATGGTAGTATCAATTGGAAAAACTTACAGAGTCTAAGAGAGTTGGTTAAGGAATATTTTCCAAGTAAGTCTGTAAGCATTACACCAAAGTTCTATAACAATAAAGAAACTTCTTGGCAAGAAAAGAAAAGAGTTCTCATTAAGATTACTGAAGCTTTGGGTATAGACATTGATGGTGGAACATTGGATAAGATTATGTCTAGTGGTAGAGACCTTCATAAGTTTACTGATGCTATCAGTGAGTTAGTAGAGTTTGGTACTGACAAGATTCTTAATAAGAAGGAGCTTGAATCACTTGATAAAGGTGAGTACTCTTTGTCTAATAGGTCTTTCAAAGACTTTATAAGATTTTCTCCAGCAGGCTCTACAGCAAAGCAGGGAGTTATAAGAGAGAAGATTGACAAGATGTTATCTATTGTAACTAAGAACAGAGAAGGTCTTAGACTTGAGTCTAGAGTAAGGCATAAAGATAAGAATGGTAATAATGTTACTTTGTTCAGTAATGTCATTCCTTCATATCTTGGAGACAAGATGGATAGAATTGCCAGTTTTGTGTCTAACAATGACAGGCAAGGTCTTAGGAGAATGATTGAAAATGAGTTCTTGGACTCTTCTTTCTTCATGGATAAGGATAATGGTACTATATTCAATAGGTGGTTGAGAGACCTTTATGAGAGTGGCTTAGATGAGAAAGATTTTGCTGCCAACTTTGGATTTAAGAGATTCTTAGGAACTTCTGATAATAGCTTTGAGAACTTTACTAGTAAACAACATGCTATTGACATGATGGCAGAGTACTTCTCTGAAAGACAAAAGAGTCCTAATAGCCAGTATGCCTACTATCCTGTATTCATCTTAGGAGATAGTGGAGTATCTAAGTTTATCAAAGCTAAAAGATATTCTGCTCAGGAGATACTTGATGGTCTGTATGATGTATATAGACAAGAGAGAAGAAGAATGGCTCTCACATCAGCAGCTAATACTAAGTTAAAAGAAGGTGGGTATTCACTTATTGAAAACTTCTCAAGTAAAGAGAATGAATATACAGCTCTTCCTTTCCTCAACAAGGATTACAAATCTCCTGATGGTACTGTAGGCAAGTATGCAGCTATGATAGGGGAAAATCCTTCAAAGCAGGAAGTTGTAAAGGCTATTCAAGCCTATATGGAGGAGGCTGTAAATAGCTTCAAAACAAGCCTTAATAACTTAGGTCTTCTTGAAACTAAAGAAGTATATAATCCTAAGACAAACAAAAAGGAGGTACAATATGTATATTTCAGTCAAGAAGTAAATGGTAATAAGTCTATAGATGAGGTAATAGCAGACTACTATTGGAATACAAAGTTTGCTACTATACAGCAGCTTCAATTGTTCACTATTGACCCGGCATTCTATAAGGGAACTAAAGACTTACAGAAGAGATATAAGGAAATACATGCCCCAGGCAGTGTATTAAGCCTTGAAGCTAGAGACTTTGATGGCAATCTTTATAGTGAGGATGGAATAGAAAGATGTGTTTATTTTGATGACATTAATTTAAATGCAGAAGTGTCTAATCCTGAATTCATGAAAGCTATTGAAGCTAAGTTCGGCAAGAACTCTCCAGTATATAAAGCTTATACTAAGAATACTCTTACTGATGGTCAGGGATATAGAACCCTTGAAAGCTACAGAAAAGTAATGGGTATGGCTGGTAAGTGGACACAGGAAATGGAAAATGTGTATAATACTATTAAACAGCTCAGAGCTGAATATGGTAAAGATGCTCAGATTCCTTCTGACAAACTTACTGAAATTGCTAATATGTCTGTAGTATTTCAACCTATTAAACCTTATATGTACACTATAGAAAACTTGGCAGTAAATAGTACTGATAAGTTAAAAATTCCAGTTCAGCATAAGTATGCTGAAGCAGTACTTATCCCAGAGTTATTACCTGCTGGTAGTAAGTTAAGGGATATGGCCTATTGGATGGAGTCTAAGGGCGTAGATTTGGTAGGTTCTACTAAGATTGTTAAGGTTGGTGGATTTGGTTCTACTGATATATCTAAAGCTTCTAATGCTCAAGAGTTAAGTAATGCACTTGACAAGGCTTATATCCATCAATTAAGTTATGGTGATTATAGAATTCAGACTAATGTACCTGAGCATATTAATAGCTCTCAGTTATTTGGTACTCAGGTAAGAAAGCTTATTATGGCTAACATTAAAATGGATGACTATCACTATGAGAATTATGTTGGTGGAAAGAAAGTAAATCTTGGAGGTAAATATGGTGAGGTAAGATTGAATGGTAGAAACCTAGTTTCATTCTATAACTCTCTTATTGTAGCTAATATACTTAAGTCCTATGATTTATTTGCTAATGAAGTATCTGATATAAAGAAGTTAAGTGATAAACTTCTTCAGACTACTATCAATAATAGCAGGGAATCTATGGATAATATGTTGGCATATTCTTTGACAGGAGATGACAAGTTCTTGGTACCTTTGTTTGAAGGAGCATTGGAACATGATTCTTCTGCAATGCTATTCAGTATATTCAAGAAGAGAGTCAATAAGCAGTCTATTAAAGGAGGTAGTGCTGTTCAGGTATCTGCAATGGGTATTAAGGGATATGAAGAGTCTGGTGATTTACACTATGTTGTAGACCCTAATAATCCTAATAACATCTTATATGCAGAGTGTGAAATTCCTTGGGATATTAGTTATACTGATATTAATGGTAAGGAAGTAGCATTGGAGTTCAGTGATTACTGTAATGAAGATGGTACTCTCAAGACTGATAAGGATGGTAACACATTACTTGAAAAGAAATTCCCTAATGCTTTAAGTATCCTTGCTTATAGAATTCCTACTGAAAGAGATTACTCTATGATTAATCTTAGAGTGAAAAGATTCAGTCAGAAAACAGCAGGAGGTACTATCAAAGTTCCAGCACAAGGTACTACTATTGCAGGATTTGACTTTGATATTGATAAGCTGTACTTCATGAGAAATGAGTATAGACAGAGAGAATTATCATCTTCTGAAGTAGCTGAAATATGGAAGGAATTCTATGAAACATATCCCAACATAAAAGATGTCTTGAAGGAAGCTAGAGAAGAAGATACTGAATCTCTTAACAGACTTTACAAGTATTGGGATAAAGCAGGACTGCCTTACAGTTATAAAGAAGCTTTTGCACAGTTTATTGCTGATAGAGGTTATATCTCTTTTGAGAGTTATGACTTCAGTAAGTCTTCACTTGATAATACTAGAGCTGCTAGAAATAACATGCTTATAAAGTTAATTCAAGAAAGACTTATGGACTATGAAACCTTTGAGCAGAGATATACTCCAGGTGGATTTGCTAATGCTTCTAAGGCTGCCAGAACTTTAAGAGAGTTGTTATTTGGTAATCTTGAAGGTATTGTAAGTAGAGGAACTGTAGACTTCAATGCTATAGCTGAAAGAGCTAAAGATAGTAAGTCAGACCCAGAACCTAACTATGACCCTTCAGACCCAATGACTATCATTACTTATAATCAGCAGAATCAAGTAGCTGGAAAGTTGATTGGTATATTTGCTAATCAGAATACTAATCATGCTTTCTCCTCTTTAATGAGTGAGTTCACTCTGAAGGACCCTATTAGATTTGCTGGTCATAGTTATAATGATTTGTTACATGCTCCTAAAGGTATTGATGTTGATTTGAATGTTGCAGAGTTCTTGGCAGCTTCTGTAGATGCTGTAAAAGACCCTGTATTGAATTTCTTGAACTTGAATACTATAACTGCTGATGCTGGTGCTGTATTAGCTAGAATAGGTTATACAACCCAAGAGATTGGTTTGTTATTTAACCAACCTATAATTAAAGAGATATGTGAGTATAGCTTTAATAATGGTGTTACTGCTGATATGGCAATGAGAGAAGTAGTTAAGAACTATATGGGAGATGATACAGAAAGTCCTAAAGCTAACCCTGATGAAGACTTCTCTATCAACAAACTTGCATTGAATATTGTCAATGATAGAGTTATGAGAGAGCAAGGTAAGAATGCTATGGATAATCAGTCATTCAAGGCTGACCAATTGAAAGTAGCAGAATTATTCTCTCAGATTCAGACAGTAGCAGGTGATATTTCCCAGTTTGTTACTTCATCTAAGTTTACAGCTTCTAATGCAGTTGGTTCTACTTTTGGTGATTTATATTCTCAACAGATGAAAGTCAAGAATTATATTGATAAGTTTGTTGTTAAGAATGGTAAGAATGCTTTGTCTGTAAATATGAAAGTTACAGATATTATAGATTCTCCTATAACCAATAACACCAACTTGCAAGGAAGTAATCAGGAATATCTTAAAAGTCTTATTGAGAATCCTTTGGCTTATGAACAGGCTATGTATGATATGAACAGGAGAGCTGGTATGTTACTTAACAGTTACTATCCATATAATACTCCTTCATATAGTGGAGCTAGAAATAGATTAGCAGAACTTACTAAGAGTAATTTCTTAGATGCTGATACAATCAATAGTATCCATAGTGATATGCTTGTTTATATGCTTTCTCAGCAAGAGGATAGTTTATTTAATGGTGAGATGCCTACTAAAGATGGTATTCCAGCCAGAGAATATTATACTAAACACTTTGCTAAAGAAGTATTCAATACTCTTGAAAGTAATCCTGATTTGAAGTCTCTCCCTTTATTCCAGTATATGCAGTTTGTTACCAATGAAAAGACTGGTGATACAAGTATGAATGTACAGGGAATAGGTGGACTTGCTCCTTATCAGAAAGATGAGTTGAAAGGAAGTTGGGCAGAGTTACTTAAAACAGAGCCTGACTTAGCTAGAGACTTGTTCATGTACAATTTCTATAAGCTAGGATTTACATTCAGTCCTTTAGCTTTTATGAACCTTGCTCCTACTGAATTGAAGCTTGCTATCAAAGTAGGAAGAAAGTGGGATTCTAGTGCTAATGATGGAAATGGTGCATGGGTTGAAAGGAGTTATGTAGACTTCCTTAATGATGTTAAGGAAGGTACTGTTACTGCTAATAGTGAGAAGTTTGCTAAACAGTATATATTGAATCATCTTGATAACAGGAGACTGGTATTTACAGCAAAAGGAAGCAATCTTAAATATCTTAAAACATTAGTTTATAAGAATGGTGAAGCTGTTTCTAACTTTACTCTAGATGTCAATAAACTTGGTGATGATGCTAAGAACTATACTATTAAGGATAGTACATTACCAAAGAACTGTGTGGCATTCAGACCATGTATAGTAGTAGATGGTATAACATATATATGTGATAGTAGCAATGATAAGTTCAATGTAAGTTATGATGGGTCTATAACCTATTATAAGGTATCTCAATTAGGTACCACTAATAAATCCCTTCAATATGTATCTGACTCAGAATCTAGATTGACAGACAATGAGCAATATGATAACAATATGGAAGGTAATAGCTCTCAGGAATTTATTCCTGAAAATACTCCTAACTCTTTCAATAGAGAAGAAGCTATCAATCAGATAATTGATTATGGCATCAAGAATGGAGAATTCATGGCTGAACAAGTGGAATCTATAAAAGAGTATCTTAATAGTCAGTCAGATGTAGACCTATCAGACACTGTCAATGCAATAAGGAATGAGATTCAAAATAGTGGTTTAACTGATAATACAGGAGAAAAAGTTTGTTAATATGGCAGATAAATGTTCAATTTATGCTCATTGCACAAACTCTAAAGGTGAAGTAGTAGAAAGCAGGTTATTCAAAGACCTGCTTCACTACACTTCTAATAATAGGGAACTTGCAAAGGAGTATTATGGTATAGGAATTAATCCTAAATTTCTTGAAAAGGTACAAGGAAGTGCTAAGTTTGATGAGAATGGTGAAATTACTTTCCAATCATTGAGAAGTCTTGCTAAGCTTAATGTAGACAAAGATACATTGATTAATACTCTGAATAAGGATATAAACTCTGGCATTTATGATTATGAGGAAGCAGTAAACAGACTGCAATCTTTTAATAGAAACAGCCAGTTTAATAATGAATTTATGGCTACTATTACATCTACAAAAGATGGTAGATATAATTTATCTGTAGTTGAGAAAAACCCTTCCAATGAATTAGCTCTTAATCAGGAAATCTCTAATAGGACTCTTCAAGACAGGATTAAATACTACCTGAATAAGGCTGGAGTCAGTATAGAATTCATTGAGAATGATGAGAAGGTAAATGGAAGGTATAGTACTAAAAATGCCAAGAAGACTGCTGATGGCCTATATCAGTTAATACAAGTAGCTAATGGTAAAAATGTAACTGGTGTATTGGCAGAAGAGGCAGGACACTTTGCTATAGGTGCCTTAGGAAATTCCCCTCTAGTAGAGAGGCTTATGAGGTTATTAACTCCAGAGGTACAAAAGCAGATAGTAGGAGATGAGTATGATAGTAAATATCTAGGAGAGTCTTCCAGAAGAGAGATAGCTGGTACCTTAGTTGGTCAGGCTATAGCAGGTAATATAGATGATAGAGCACCTTGGCAATCTCTTGTTAAGAGAATAGTCAATACAGCCAAGAGAATATTTCATAGCATAAAAGGAGATAGCATTGCCAATGCTGCATTAGAGGCTGAAAGAATTGCAGATATGATAGCTAAGGGATTTATGTCTCCCAACTTTACAGGTAGTGTAGAAGAGGCTATTAAAACCAAGGAGACCTTATATAATGCTCCTACTTCCTTTAATGTTAAAGTATTCAAGCAGGCTGTGAACAGGCTTAAATTGCAAGCTTCAGAGATGAAGTCTATCAGTAATACATTATTTGATAAATTCAATAATATAGTGGGCCAGGTTGAGAGTGGTAGAAACTTAAATGTGCCCTCTTCATTTGCAGATTCAATTGCTCTTGAAGGGATAACAGAAGCTATATCACTAATGAGTGACTTAATGGTAGCTGAGATACCTGATATATTGGCATCAATTGACTTTGATAATGTAACTGACTTCAACTCCAATATGCCAGCTAATGCTAAGGCACTAAGAGTTGTTAGGGCATTTGCTAGGAATGCTCTTGCATTAATAGACCTTATAAACTCATCTACCTCTAACATATCTGGGGCAAATAGATTACTTGGAGATACAAGGAATGTTATAATTACTGACTCTCTTGGTAACAGAGTATCATATAACTTATTAGATATTACTGATAAGTTGAACAAGCTACTTACTGGTAGAAATGGATTGATTAATGAACTCAAGAATAAGGAAAGTCAATTCTTCCTTAAATTCCTTGAAGGTGCTAACTATGGCAATAAATATATTACAAGAGCAGCCAGAGTCATATTCAATTGGAAAGGTAGAGGCAATAACAAGCTTATTGAGTATAGAGATTCAGAGGACATTCCTATATCAGATTTGATGAATGACTTGGAGAGTGATATATCTCTGTTTGAAAGGTTCCTTGCATCTATGTCTAACAATTCAGATGTTATAGGTCAGTTAGCAGATAAGACTGTGAAGCTAGCTAATAAGTGGGCAGATGATATGACTATTCAAGCTCAGGACCAACTTAGGGTATTACAGTCTAGGTTAAAAGATATTAAGCTGAGTAATACTGATATTTTTGTTGAAAGAAGTAACAGGGATGGTACTATAACAGGAAACATTATATCAGCATACTGCTGGGGAGATTATGAAAATGACTGGCTAGACTTCAAGAAACAAAGTATAGAGGAGTTTAACCAAAAGTACCCTAATCTTGATGGAAAATCTGACTTTGAAAAAGCATTGCTATGGGATAACTTCTTTAAACCTAAAGCTAAAATATGGCATAAGGGAGATGCAACACATATTGCCCATAGTCAGTGGGACAATCAGCAGCAGATGTACATTCCTAGCTCTGACTATGAAAGTGAACAGTATAAGAGAGATATACAGCCATATCCTGAAAGGGTAAAATGGCTTAATGAGTATATGCAACTTAAAGCTGATTTGGATAGTAGACTGCCTGAAGGTAGTATGCCTTTACACAGAATGCCTCAATTCAAGGGTACATTCTCCAATAAGATTAGGAATAGGAGATTATTTGAAAATTCAAGTAAGGCTACTATACATACTGTAATGACTGAAATGAGAGATACTTTCTGTGAGGACAGTGAAGATACTGATTTTGGAAGTCAGCAGACATACAATACTATAGATGAGGATATGTTCCATAATCAACTTGCATTTGAAAGGGAGAAGATTAATAGGGTTCCTCTATATGGGGTCAACAAGCTGAAAGACCCTTCTGAGCTATCTACTGACTTATTCTATTCTACATTTGCTTATGCAGGAATGGCAAATTCTTATGCAGCTATGAGTCAGGTTGTTGATACTCTTGAAGTTGGAAAGGAGGTTCTTAATAGGAGGACTGTAGAAGGTATTAACTCAGAAGAAAGTAGATTGAAGGATAAGTCTAGGGCTTATAATAGATACCTTAAATTTCTTGATAAACAAGTATATGGTATTGGAGTTCCAAAGCTGAAGATTGGCAATAAGCTAGTGCTTAATAAACTATTTGGATTTCTTACTGGATTTGCAAGTAAATACTTCTTAGGAGGTAATATTGCAGGTGGTATGGTCAATGTTGGAACTGGTTCTATAGAAATATTTAAGGAAGCTTTCTCTGGTGAATACTTTGATGTAAAAGATTGGGCCAAGGCACATAAATCCTATTATGGAAGTTTCATGCAGAATTGGTGGGGATATGGAAAGGAATTTAAGGAAGATAAAGTATCCTTAATGATTAGGCATTTTAATATGCTTGGTGAAAATAGAGGTAACCAAAGAGCATGGCACACAAGAGATTCTAGGATACTTAATATGTTCGGAGAAAGCCTATTCCTACCATATAAAGTAGGAGAGCACTACATGTCTTCTATGTCTTATCTTGCTTTAGCTAATAAAATTAAGTTGTATGATTCTAATGGCAACAGAATATCATTATTTAATGCTTATAAGGTAGTAGATGTTGAGGATGAAAGTGGAAATGCAGACCCAAAATATGGCAAAACTCTTAAACTAGAAGGCACATTCTTTAAGAGTAAAGAGGGCATCAAAGAATATAACCTTATACAATCTATAATAGGTCAGATAGATAATGTTCTTAGTAACCCTTCCCCTTTTGGCTCTGTACTGAATCTTAGTCAGGAAGAGTTAGATTATATAAATTCCAAGGGCTATAATCTAGCTGACATGGCAGATGTTAAAACAAAGCTACTTGAGGATTCATATAAACTTACTTGGACTATTGATGATGAATCTGCTTTCATGGATAAAGCCAGAGAAATAAACAACAGATTACATGGTATCTATAATAACCAAGATAAAGTAGCTTTCCAACAGAATATGTTTGGTAATATGTTGCTAGCCATGAGAGGTTATGCCTTAGGTATGCTTGAAAGAAGATATGGTGCAAGCAAATATAATACTATACTTGGTGGAGAAACTGAGGGTTCAATGAGAAGCTTAGCTAAAGTTATTGCATCTACTTTTACTGATAGAGGAGGCTTTGGTTTAACTATGAGAGCCATATTACTGCCAGTTAGTAAGAAGACAAAACAAGCAATGCTTAATGCTGGATTCTCTGCTAATCAGTATTATAATATGAGGAGAAATATGGGTGATGCTATGTTTATCCTTGCATTAACTCTACTAAAGATATTGACTGCTAAAGGTGGTGGAGATGATGATGACAAAGAGTCTGAGGAGGAAGTAGACACTACTACTGGTATAGTTTACTACTTTGCAGCTAGATTGTTGAGAGAGCAGTCTGCAATGAATACTGCTTGGGGTATGGTTGATGAGTCACAAAATCTTATGAGTATGATTCCTGTTGGTGTAAGTGGTCTTATAGATATTTCTAATCTGGCATACCAATTTGGTGGAAGCCTTGTAGCTGATGAAGATAATAGTGAATTTTACTATCAATCTAAGAAAGAAGGTATGTATGAGAAAGGAGATTCCAAATGGGAGGCTAAATTCTGGAGAATGTTTCCTTATCTTAGAAGTAACTATGTATGGGAACACCCCTATGAAGCAGCTAAATCTTATGAGTATGGTAGAAAGGTTAGAAACTAATAAAACAATAAAGGCTAGAGAGGTTATCCTCCCTAGCCTTATTTTTTTTTGCCTTAGAATGGAACTTTAACTCCTTTACATTTAAGTTCATGCTCCATCTCTTCATCAGAAAGTTGATTCCATGATTCTTCTGTATATCCTACAGACTCTAGTACTTTAATGGTTTCTTCATTCCATAATGATACACCATCCTCAGTTATAAAGTTTTCCCAAACTCCCCAAGTTAATCTTGAAGGTATTAGCCTTGTAGGTTTAGGATTTACCTTAGTACCTGACTTCTTCTTTCTTCTATCTTTAACCTTTCCTATGTTTAATCCTGTATTTAAATCAACTGTAGGTTCAGTATTGTCAGCTACTGTAACTTCTTCAACTTTAACTTCTTTGGTCTCAGTAGGAGTAATAGTTTCAGTACTAGTCTGATTTACTGAAGCATCTTTTTCTTTAATCATCTTCTCTATTTCAGATATTTGAGACTTCTCAATATCAGTTAATTTCTCATATTGTATATTAGGCTCTCTATATCCTACTTCCTTAGGTCTAAACAACTGAGGCTTAGCATTTCTATATTCCTCACCATTAATAGCTAATTGATTACCTTCTATTACAGTATATTCATTAGTGCTGTTCTTCCAACCTTTAGGTTCAGGGTACTCAACTTGTATAGGAATAATATTCAGGCTCTTAACACTAATACCATAAGTATTCTCTAAGAACTTCTTATACAAAGATAATTGTCTTGCATACTTCTCTTCCTTATGTTGGTCTATGGAACTCCTTACAGTCTTCATATCATAGATATAGAAGTTACCTTCTTGGTCATAGGCTAGTAAGTCAAGTGTTCCAGCAACATCTATAGTATGTACTTTTCCTTCAGAATCTGTAACATTTAATGTACCAGTAACTGTAACATCTCTAGGTATTATAGTCAATCCCATAGCATCAAAAGAATTTTTCAGACTTTGGAGTTCTTGCACAAAATGTTTCCATTGTGCATTAGTAGCATTAGGATAGTCATAGAAGAAATCACTTATTAATTTACCATCCTCATGGAACTCTCCAGCAAAGAAATCTCTTACAAATTCATCTACACTAGTTCCTATATTTGTAGATGGTAATATCCAAGGACTATTAGGGCCAAATCTATTACCAGCTTCAGCATCTGCTTGAATTATTGAAGTTACTCTTGAATACTTCTTTCCTGTCTTAGTGTTAATATATCCACTTCCATCAGGAGCCAGTTGTATCAATTTAGAGTCCTCTGTAATTCTATCAGCTATAACTCTTGCTGCTTCTAACTTAACATTAGTCTTTTCTTCTACCTTTCCTTCAAGTACAGTACCTGTCTCACTATCTATTATAGCTTTATCAGATTGCACTTGGTCAGTAGCTGATACAGTAGGAGTATTAACAGGAGTAGAAGGAGTAGCATTACTTGGGTTAGATACTTCTACTGGTCTTATAGTTTCACCTGTAGAAGTGAAAGGGGACCTAACTTCTATTCCCTTAACTTTATACTCTATACCTTCATTACTCATTTCCAATATACCATCATCAAAGGCATTAGCTAGATTTCCCTTGACAGTATCTATACTATTTCCACTTTTTGGGTACTCTACCTGCCACTTTATAAAATCAAAGTTTCCCCTCTTCCTAGTTTCAGTTCCATCCATTATAAGATTCCTAAAGAACTCAAACTTAGTTTGTGGAGACATTGTACCATTAGTTATCCTACCTACTAGTATAGTAGTATTACCATCTGAGATACTTATAGAGAACATTCTTCTTCCATCCTCTAATATTTCTTCAGTAGGTGATATTACATATTTCCAATTCTGATTAGGTAGAATAAGATGGTTATTCATCTTTCTAGTCAGAGTATTAGACAGCTCATTTAATCTATCAGCAAACTCACCAGTAGGAACTAATTGCCCATCTACTCTATCTAATGTAATTTCAGAGTTATCAGGAAAGCTGGAAGACATTTCATCCAATATAGTACCTGCCTTGATTAACCTACTATTAGAATTTAATAGGGCATTTATATCACCCTCATTAAATAATTCTACTATAGACTTATTAGAGTTTCTGTCAACAGTGTTAGAAATAGACCTTATAAATACTCTAAAGTCTTTTACACTATCTTTCAAATTAGGTACATTTACATATAGGTACTTGTTACTTTCAGAGAATCCTAATCTATCAAGAAATGCTTTTCTCATTTTAGCATATATAGGATTCTTATACCTATCCCTCTTTGGGACACTTCTTAATGAGGTTTGGTCTTCCTTACTTAAAGTATTAAAAGATAGATTTTGTGCATTATTATTAGGTTTACCTACTGGTACTCTTTCAGGAGCCTTAGCAACTATTGATGCTAATGTTGAAGTCAGTATATTACCATTCTTATCCCTTATGAGTTTTCCAGATTTTTGGTTTCCCACTAACTCTCTTATCCTTCCTACATTTCCTACACCTTTATAATTACTAGTATTAGTTGATGGGAAAGTACCTATAGGCTGATACTTCTTGTTATCTATGATTAATGTACCATTCTCATCCTCAACCACTGCTATTATAGGAATATCCAAGTTAGTATAATTAGCTCCATTAGATTCCATATTAGCTTTTATTTCTTGAGCTAATATATTATCTGTTACAAAATATACTCTAGTAGCATCTTTACCAGTCTTTAACTTTCCACTTCTTATAAAAGACTCTATATTGTTCTTATCCCAATATTTAACTATTGGGCTATCTGGGTAATTCTCCCTTAACCACTGTATATCTGAAGAGTCTATTAAAGAAGACATTGAGTTATTATCAAATATGCTTCTATTGGTATCTTGAGTCTTCTGCCTTGCTCTATCAAATAGTGAAGGTTTCTTGTTTTCTGAAGCTCTCTCTTCTTCCTCCTTTTCCTTTATTTTTCTTTCCTGAGTTTGGTTTGTAATTTTAGATGCAGCCTGCCTCAGTAATGCAGATGCCTGCATAGCATCCTCATCATTTTCATCAGCTGAAGTATCTAACTGATTAGCCTTTTGTACTAAAGCTTCACTTAACTCATCTGGGTTTTCAAACTCATTCTTACTGAAGCTGTTTAGTATTTCCTCTGCTGTATTCTTTGCATTTTCTGAATAATTATCAGAAGAGTTTCTTATAACTCTTGACCCCAGTTCAGCACTTTTAGCTACATCATCATTACTGTTTTCTCTAAATTCCTCTATAGAGTTATTACTCTCCTGTCTTGAAGAAGTATCAAATGGTTCTGGTTTTTCATCTGATTTCTTATCTTCTTTACTCTCAACTGTATTATCTGTAGTTGCTGAAGTAGTATTATCAGCTGGTAAAGACTGTTCCTCTACAGTCTTCTTTGCAGACTCATTGGCTTCCTCTAATGTAGTAGCTGCTGAACCAAATATGCCAGGCATAGGATTTACAGGCTTAGCAGGGGCAGATTGTTCTGTTGTAGTACTTTGTACCTCTACTGGCTTAGAGTTATTAGCTCTTTCATCTTCATCCCTTTTATAGTTCTGCATTACATCCTTATAAGTCTGTATTGCTTCACCAATACTAGTAAATACAACTTTAGTCTCATCAGGAGAGTTAGAGTTTATATCTTCTACATACTTTTGGAATAATGAGTTATCATCACTATCTACTTCAGACAGTGAATTAACAACAGCATTCTCATCATTCAAATCAACTCCATTGTTACTTAAATACTGTAGAGATAATGCAAACATATCTGCATCATTAGCATCTATATCCCTAAAAGCATCATCATTTACTATCTGATTAAATGAACCTTCAAGAGTTTTTCTATCATTCTTATATCTCTCATAATTAGAGTTATTTGATTTGGATAGAGCATTTATTATAAGTCTTTGTTCTCTAGGAGACCCATTATCCATAAGTTTATCCATCTCCAGTGCAAAGTCCTTATAATCAGATATTTTATCTATAGATTCATACTTCTTCTTAGTAAGTGCATCAGATGCAGCCTGCTTAGCTCTTTGAACATACATATTAAAGCTGTTAGGGTCTCTCAGTATCTCATTGTATTGAGTCAAGAATGACTGTTTAGCCAATTCCATTCTTCCAGCATCCTGTATCTTATTGTAGAAGTTTATATCCTTAGATGTACCTCTATCTATAAGATTACTTATAATATCTCTTTGCTCCTCTGAATAATTTGAGAGATTTTCTTTATTCATCATAATAGCTCTATCTATTGCAGGCAAAGCCATTATTTCAGATTCATTTAATACAGTAGACTCCTCTTCTACATTATCAATGCTCTTTAATGTATTAAGTACCTTATTAATAGATTTCAGCTTAGCTTTCTTCTCTTTCAGGATTTTCTTTTCAGAGTCTGTAAGGTTATCCTTCCTATTATTCAGATTATCAATATCCTTGCTAATGCTCTGTAAGGAGTTAGATAACTCTTCCTTAACTTTTTTAGCCCTACTTAATGAGCCATACCTACTTACAATATCTCTTAGTTCAGGAGACATGTTACTAACAGGCTTAGAGCTGTCAGTTATAAGAGATGCTATATTACCAAGTTCAGATTCAATCTTCTTGCCTCTACTATCCCAATCCTGCAAAGACATCTGACCAAATATAAGAGCTTGCTTTGTATCTTCATCTACATTGCCTAATGTTCTATCTATCTTATCAGACTCCTTCTGTATGGTATTAATAGTATTAAGTAGTTTATTGGCATTACTCTTTAACTGGTTAAGTACTTCTGTATCACTAACATTACTATCTTGAGTATTGATGTTGTCCCTCATAGATTTAATATAGCTATTAGCCTGTTCTGTACCTTCTTCAAGGTTAGCTACAGTAATAAGTTCATTCATAAATGAATCATAATACTGAGTTCCCCTCATCTTATCTAACATGAATACATCATTGATAGTCTTACCTAACAAGCTGTTTCTATATCCAAACTCATCATTACTTTTAGCATCACTCTCCATCTGCTTTGCCCAGTTATATGTACCTACTATACCATCAAACTTAGCTTTGTTATTAGGGTCTCTTAACCAAGTTTCTAAGGTCTTAGCATCATCATATAATTGTCTTTTTGTCTCAGCATTCTCTCTTATAGCATTAGTGATACCACTTCTCCAAGGCATTAGTCTGGTTATATGACCTAACCTGCTCTCTCCTTCTCTTCTAGACAAGTCAATTTCAGTATGGTATTTACCATCACTTCCTTTCACTCTTTTAGTATAATCTCCACCTCTAAATACAGGAGTTCCCATAGCTGAAGATATAGCACCATAAATACCTGATTTAATGGTTTCATTATCTACCATAGATTCACCCATAGATAGTAGGGCTGCTGTAAAATCTCCAGCCATATAATCACCTACTTCAGCAGAGCCATCACCATTATATTTATTTTCAATAAACTGATGAATATTATTGGCTGCACCTCCACTCATTGTAGCATTAGATACGCTCTGTAAGTACTCTTCTGTAAATTCACCAAGTGGCTCTTTTGCTATATTCCAAGTTTGTTTCCAAGCTCTATACTTAGGAGTTACAGTAGTATTTGCACCTGAGCCTGTTATATCAAATTTACCTTTAGGAGTTGCCCAATTAAATAGTCTTGACTTTTGAAGAGTACCCTGTACAGTAGAAGACTGCAATCCAGCTTTTAATGTTTGGTTTATTACTCCATTAATAGCTGAGTTCACTAAGAAATTATTAACTCCTGCTTTACTAGCAGCAAACTCTGCCTGATTTAGGGCTTCTTTATACTTAGATGAATATTCATCCCAAGCTTGCTTATATAAATCATCTAAAATCTTCTTTGACTCTTTATTAGGGTTAAAAGAAGAAGTCATCCTTCCTGTTTCTCTATTCCTAGTGAGTTTTGACTTATTGTAGGCTTCCTGCATTCTTTTATTATACTCAGCCTCATACAGTTCCTTAAATCTTCTATCTACATATTTAGATTGAGCTTCTGCTATTTTTTTCTTGGAGTCCTCTAGAACTTCTAGTTTAGTATTAAGCCCTTCAATAACACCCTCAGTAGTTCCAGCAAGACCAGGGATAACAAACTTATTAGTAAAGTTTTCAGCCTTTTGAATAGCATTGAGAGTGTTTCTAGCCTGCATTAACTTCTGAGTAGTACTACCTGTCTTACCTAACATTGTAGCACCCTTCATACCTTTAAATGCCCATCCAGCCAACTTGGCCTCTCCATATCCAGCTAGCATAGATGCTACAGTAAATCCTCCTGACTGCATGGCTACAGGTATAGTATTTACATTGAATATTTGGTCAAATAAACTATCTGAACCACTTTGTTGTCCTTGAGTCTGCATTACCTCCAACTCAGATAATCCACTCTTTTTAGCTTCATCTAAGTTATTTATTGTTCCGTATTGGGTAACATCATTACCAAATCTGGTAATATCATTATCCATTACAGAATTCATAAAATTCTCAAACCCATTCAGGCCTTTTACATCCTTATAATTGCCAGCAACATAGTCATAAGCACCTTTGAGCATACCATAAGTTCCTATAAGTGCTCCTGCTGCTGATGCCCCCATTCCTACAAAACCATTCCATGCCTTTTCAAACAAGCTTTGGTTCTTTGATGCTGTATCCTGCATTTTACCTTGCAGCCATATATTAGCACTTTCTTCTCCATAAGCATCTCTCTTGGCATTATACTCAGTAGCAATATTTTGCCAGTCATTATTTGTAAAGGGAAGATAATCAGTGTTTTTATACTTTCTATAATATGGTGATACACTCTCAGCAACAGTTCTTATATCTTTTACAGCATGGTCCCTATCATAGGCATTTTTAGCATAATCACTACTATACTTCCTCATAGCATTATCATAGGCTATTGACTTAGCCTTGAAAGCCTCTTGCTCTTGAGGAGACAGTTCATATCTTATAGGCTCTCTGACTCTAGTTGCATCTGACTTTACAGTAAATAAATCATTATTGGCACTATATCTTTTTGCACTTCTCCTAACTGCTTCAATAGAATCAGTATAGCTTTTATTATAAAAGGCATCCCTCTCTTCAGGAGACATCTGTTTAAGGGCAGAGTAATCTTCTCTGTCCTTAAACTTTGCCTTAAACATTTCATTTCTATACATTCTTTCTATTTCATCAGAAGATTTTCCTGAAAGATATGCACTATATTTCTTTTCCCAATTGGCTCTATCCTGAGCTGTCAGTCCTTTTAATCCTTCTAAAGCCATATTATTAATTTATAAATCTCCAAACCCTATAGGTTCTTGAGATGTATTTGATTCACTTTGTTTTAATCTTATTTGGTAATGGTCATCTGAGAATGAGTCATGGTCTCTCCATACTTCTACATCATCAAATGTTAAGCCATACTCAGCTAACTTAGCTGCCAAATTAGTCTGCATTGAGTTACTTAGGTCAGTAAATGATATTTGTTCTTCATCTCCTGTATCAAAGCCCTTTCTCTTAGTAGTCCACTCTTCATTAGATAATCCTTCTTGGAAATCTGTAGTAGCACTAGAGTTGTTCCACATCTTAAATTGTAATCCAGAGAATGGCTTCTTATCTTTATTCTGACCTTTTGAGACACTAGTAGATTTAGGGGCAGCCATAATTTCAACCTTTCCATCAGGGTGTGTTATCCTAACTCTTCCACCTCCAACATCTTTAACTCTATCTCCATTAGGTAATTCAGCTCCTAACTGCTCATCTTCCCATCTATCCTTAGACCACTCAAACTGTTCTCTAGCTAAAGCTAATCTTTCTCTTTCTGCTGGGTCTATATATCCCCTATTAGCTTGATAACTTTCATTATATGATATTCCAGACATTATACCACTTATAGTATAGTCTATAGCTCTACTTAAATTTTCCTTTGTAACTCCTGACTGTGATACTATTCTATTTATAGCATCTTTAAGTTCAGGTATATTAGATTGGTTTAATAAGAACTTATTAGCTGCATCTGCTCCATATCCCTGTCTTATCTTCCAGTATTGACCTTGTAATGCAGGAGATACATTCATCATTCTTGATGATGCAGATATAGCAGCTTCCTTACCTTTCTTATATAAATCATCTCCACTAACTGAAGTATAACTTAACTCTGGATTGTCTAGAAGGTCATCTAATGATATTGAAGAGAAATCCCTGTCAAACATGATTGATGGATTAGCTGCTCTTAACTTTCTCTGTTCTTCTGTTAACTTGCTTCTTTGATTATATGCTTGCTCAATAGGAATAATTTCCTTACTGTACCTTGCTCTCATGTTAAGCATATTCTTCCTACTTACAGCATTAAGTCCTTCACTTGCAAGCTGACTGGCTTGATTCTCCAAATCATTTGCATAGGTCTTGTACATCTTATAGGTATATGGGTCAGTCTGCTCATTGGCTAAGCCATCCCATATACCAGCCTTTGTAGACAAGTCAGTATATTGTTCCTCAATTTCCTTATAATTCTGACCATATATTTGATATGGTTGCAAGTACCTGTCAAAAGAGAAAGGCTGGAACTTGCTATTTACAACCAAACTATAATTTGCCATATTAGTAAGTGAGACCTCCTCTTCTCTTCTTTAATTTTCCTCCTTTAGAATACTTGCCTCCTGCTACAGACATCTTGTAATCCTCCCACTCTTCTTTACTCCATTCCTTAGGTTTCTGGCTTAGAGTACCAAATACCCCTGAGTTGATTAGCATATCCCTGTCAGACCTGTTATAAGCATCTATTCCTATATTACCCAATGAGTCAAACAGATTAGTCAGGTTAGCACTCATACTTGCACCTCTTCTTGCATCTATTGCATCTCTCATTGCCATAGCTTGTGTAATACCACTTAGCCTTGTACTTCCTGCCTTTAGTGCAGCCTCCCGATTAGCCATTGCAGCTTTGAGTCCCATTTCTGAGTTAGTCATATTAGTACCTCTATTGAATGTCTCAACAGCTTGTCTCTGTGCTAGATTATACTCTTCAGCTTGTCTAGCCAAGTCTCCTAATCTGCCTAAAGCATTATAGTCTGCTGCAAGTAAAGCTGCATTTCTTGAAGGACTTGTAGTATTCATAATAGCCCTTCTTGTAGCACCTGCCTGTGCATTAAGTTTATTCAAATAGAAGCTTCTGTCAAAAGGTCTATATTGTAAGTAGTTGCCTATTGGAGTATATTCTACTGGAGTATAATTACCTGCTTGATTAGCTGCTTCAAGTATTGTATCTGCACTTGTATAGTCTGGTCTACTGAATAAGTTCTGTCCTAGTCCTATTGCAGCTCCTACTACAGGTGCATATCTTAGCCAAGTAGCATCAAATCCTCTTCTATCTGTATTACCCTTTCTTTTGGGTACCCTAACTTTAGCAGGAGTTGTACCTTCCACATTAGAAGGTATATCATATCCTACTTCACCAATACCTGATATTTCCATAGGGGACAAGCCACTAAATCCTGTATAAAGCCCATCAATACCTATAGGCTCTATGGTAGAAGGTATGTCATAATCCACATATTTAATCATGCTGGGTCTCTTTGCTGTAGCTGTAACCTCTGGCATCTCTCCTGATTTCCAAGAACCAAACACCGGAGTATATGTGTAATCATCAGGTACAGGACCTCCTTCTGCATATTGTACTCCTTCAAGTCCATATTGTCCCTGTCCTCTAAGAGCCTCTTGCTCCTGCATTAACTTTATGAGACCATCTTCCAGCCCTCTCTTGCTTATTGGGTCATTGGGCCTTTCCTCAGACTCCTTTTGAATCCTTTTGGCAGCATCTGCAAATGTCAGACCTTTGCCACCTTTCAATTTATACTTCTGCTTCACTGAATCAGGTACTTTAATCCTGTTACTAAATACATAATCATTATAAATCACCTCTCCTTCTTCCACAAGATTAGGTATTCCATTATAATCAACCCCAATCTGTACTCCTTCATGTGGATTCTCTTCATGGTATCCTCCATTATTTATAACAGTGACACCATTGGTAAAATCTGCTCCATGAGTACCCATGAGGCCACCATCTCCAAATGGATTAAAAGGTATTTGTATATTAGGTTTGGTAATAGTTCTCATATTATAATCTGATAAGTCAGACAGACTGGGAGTGTGCATCTTGTCATATACAGACCTTGCCTTCTTTCTTTTAGAGGTTCTAGAGAACTCCTCTCCCCTGACATATCCTCTTTCAAATGCAGAGGAGGAAGCCTCAGGAGTATTGGATTTCTTGAAATTGTTCAGACTTCTCTTACTCAACCAATTCATCCTATCTACACTATTAAGTGTATTTTCCAAGTAGTCCATTTGGCTAGGCAGATAAGAGCTTTCAGGTATTCTGGCACCTCTCCATTGCATGATTCCATGTGCTCCCTTTCCACCACCTCTGGGATTATAGGCATAGGGATTGAACCTTGATTCCCCATATATTGAACTGTATACAGCAGCCTTTTGAGAGTTATTAAGTCCCATGTTATTTACCCTGTCTGCTATATAGGCACTATAAGGCAAAGTAAACTCTTCATCTATCCATCCTCCATCATCATGTTTCCACTTTCTAGCATTCAAGGCAAAGGTAGCCATCTTCTTTTGTGCAGGAGTACCATGCTCCTTAAACCAAGATGCTGACTTTCCAGTCCTCTTTTTAAGGGCAGTAAACTTGCCTCTGTTCTCAGGCTTGATATGAATCTTACCTCCCTTTGCCATGTAATTGGACATAGCTCTTAAATCATTCATCTTATCAGCACTTTCTATTGCATTATCATAACTTAGCAGTGCTCTGCCTCTGGCTATCTCCTGTTCCTTCTTCAACTCATTATATAAATCTTCTGCCTTGTCACTGAACAATCCATCTTTCCCAATATCTGATTGGGAGAAGTCTGCTCCAAAGTCCTGATTAGACCATTGATTAAGTATAGAGTCATTGCTACTGCTATCAACTTTAACTGTACTCAGGGCATTATTGGAGTTTCTGACATTATTGACATTTTCCTCATTAATCTTTGAACCGAATAATGCATTGGTTATACCACCTATCAACCCAGTACCAGCAGACACAATGCCTCCTAATAAAGGGTTGACTGTGCTAATGGCAGAACCCACAGTACTTCCTACTTTATTGACTGCATTGCCTGCTCCTGAACTTAGTCCATTACTTATTAAACCATTTGCTGCATTACCAGCAGGGCCTAATAATCCAAGACCTAGTTTACCTAAGTTTTCTTTGGTAAAAAGCTTGCTAATGTCCCATATACTACCACCATCATCATATCTATTAATGATACCAGTAGTAACAGGACTATTGTGTTTCCTTATAACTTTTCTATTAACCATGTTATAATAATTTATTTGCAAAGATAAGTAAAGTATCAGAATTATACAAGAATATTATTTAAAAAGTAAAGGGAAGATAAGTTTATTACTTACCTTCCCTTTAGGCTATCTCCATCAAGTTATTCAAAGTAGTGCACCACCATATCATGCAATATGGTCTTATTTGTATTTTCAGATTCCATAGATAGCTTAAGATATAACCAAGGATTTCTCATCCTGTCTTTATTGTTTGATTTATCCCTTGGTATATTAGCCCTCCATATCCTGAACTTCTTCTTGAGACTTGAAGGTCTTCCAAGTACATGGGTAAGCTTGGATTCACCACTTTGGTATTCATTCCAAACACTGAGAGTATCATAGGTTGTATCCAATAGCTTACCTTCACTGTTCCAACTGTCTGCCCTGAACTCAAGAGTATTGAATATCTTATCCTGGGTCATATCAGGATTGGATATGACAGTAGTATAGAAAGGCTGGTAACTGTTAAAGAAGGTATTATAATCACCTTCATTGTGCAGCCATAGCTTCCCATCCTTTACCCACAGTCCCCTGTCTAGTATATTGGAGAAATATGGCACATTCTCATAGCTGTAGAATGAAGAGAACTGGCCTAATGGTTCTGAAAATGCCAAGCACTCATCCTTGCTTATGAAGAATACATCTCCATTTACCTTATCATAGTATGTTACAAATCCACTAAAGTCTTTAGGATTCCATACATTTATTCCAGTTGACCTACTGTTAATCCATGAATGGAATCCAAGCCTATCAGAGATGTTATCCAACTGGTTGTTGAGTAGGAAGATACCTTTGGTAATATCATCTATAAAATAGGTACCATTAGGTGTCCTGCATATAGACCACTTATTAGAACATCCTATACTATCAGATAAGTACCTCTTACCAGTAACTTTTCCACTGTTGGCAATTTCAATAGGCACTCCATTAGTGGGAGAAATCTGCACATTCTCATTATACAATATCTGACTAATGCCTTTATCTTGAAAAGCAAGGATATTATTATTATGCATTCTCAGAGCTATTATACTACCCTTATCACCATCAAAATCAAGAGTGGATGCAAGAGTGATATTGGTCCAAGTATCAATAAGTTCTCCAGCAGTTTTAGTCTTAGTCCAAGTAACCACATTAGGAAATTTGTTCAATACTGAAGTATCATCAGTACTTACCTTATAGGTAAAGAAGTTATCCTTTTGATTGTATACTTGATTTAGCTTGTTAAAGTTCTCAGGGGTTATATATAGATTAGAAGTATTGCCTCTATTATTGTCATACCTGCCATCTAGATTTACCCTTGTCTCACACATAAATGACATTATCTCAGTCACCGAGTTTTCATCTTCCAAAGTAAATGGATAAGTCTTTAAATGGTCATATCTTTGGAAGTATGTGTCTCCTTCCAAGTACTTTACAAGATAAGTATGGCTGGAGTCATCATCATAGAAATAGGTAGTTTCTCCACATGGTAACCATTGATTACTCTGTATAGCATCATCAGACTCTCCTCCAAACCTATTGGTGACATCATCTCTGTATAATTCTGCTAACCACCACCAGCCGTATTGGATACTTTTAACTGTCTTATTAGGACCAGTACCTACAAAGTCTCCTATAACATCCTGAGACACAGAGTTGTATACTTCCAAAGTATCCCAGAAGTTAGGGGCACCATCATGAGTTATTGCAACATGGTTTACAGGCCAACTACTAGATGTAGGCTCTCCATAATCATTACCATCTATGATAGTAGGCAAAACCTTATATGAGTACTTACCCAAGTTGTACTTGTCTTCAAGTACAATAACAGCATGAGGGGTAGACTTGTACTTTATGTGTACAGGGTCATATGCCTTATTTATTGAGTTATCAGTGAAAGGCATGGTAGGTGTAAAGTCACCAACATATATGTCGTGGTTAGTATATGAGGTATCATTATGATTATAGGTGGAAGATGTTACAATCTGGTAATAATCACTACCTGAATATTCAGTATTTGAAGTAATCTTATCTACATTTCCATAGTACACTAAAGTGCCTTTTCCAGAATGCTCCTGAGCCTTCAATTTGAGTGGAGTAACCTCGTTTGAATTAAAAATCTGTGCATCTGCAAGTTCCCCTGAATTCCATGTACTAGTACTGCTAAGGTACAGGTTAGTGGCAGAGAATTTCAAATTGGATAGCCTCTTATACTGTAACTTGGCAGGTCTATATCCATTCTCATCTGCCCAGCCTGTACCATCAAGACCTCCACTCCTATGCCAAGGATATGTGGCAAAGCCTACCTGCATCCTTCTACATTGTAAGGGCATAACACCACCAAAGTCTCTTTGAATATTATCTATCCAGTTGATATTAGCCAATTGGCTTCTGAATGCCCAAGGGGATATGTTGACACTACCACAAGACTCCTTATAAAACCCTGTTGGTGGGAACTTCTCATTACCTGCGCCAACCATGGTAGTTCCTGTGGTAGAAGTTACAATGTCAATATCCCCTACACTGGCGGTTACCAAAGTTGCACCTATTATCCTCAGCTTACACTTGGAAATATCATAATTCTCAACTTCACTGTTAAATTCAATATCTGGGGAATGAAGAGTAACTATTGATTGGTCTACAAAAAACTCATGTTTATGCTTCTCCACATATTCACTAAAATCTGTCAGCAAATGGTTTCCTTCTGCAAGGCGTGGAGTGGCAGGAGGGTAGGATATATTCTGTATCTCCGCATTCCTATGAGTGTTTCCTGGTATAGGACTACTATGCCTACACTCAGCCCAAGTACCTGTATCAATCAAGGAAATATTTATATTAACCGACTCATTAGGAGAATAAAACTGCTTATCATTATTTATTATACCATATCTTGACAAGGTTTGGTCACTATATAATGCCTTTTCAGGAACGTCAAATATAGGTGACACATCTGGCAAGTCTGCATCCCCAGACTTTGACTTCTTCACATCAAAGGGAATGTTGGGTCTTGAGAACCAAGAAGACTGTACAAATGGGGAATTACTGAATCTGTCACCAACATTATAAACAGTGGGACATAAAACTCCTTGGCATATTACTTCTCTATCCCCTATAGAGGGATATACTATTATAGGTCTGAATCCAATATATCCTAAATCCTTTAGTTTACCAATTATGGTATCATCATTGAATGATACCTCAGGTATGCACTTATAGAATACCAGATTTGAAACACCAAAACTACCATATAAGTCATTAGTACCGGGTGTTTTGGTAATCTGAGCGTCTTTTATGAATACTGGAGAAGACCACCTGCCTGACTTATGCTTAAACTGTATGCCAAATCTGTACCACTCCAAATATTTAAATATCTTAATAGTGCTAGAGTTGTTATTCAACTGAAACTCATGTTGATAATATCCAGAAGGTGTTCCCAAATTAATTGTGGTAACTGTATTGAGGTTTACATTTAATCCTCTGAAGTACTCTCTAATAGAGCTATCAGGCTCAATTCTATTAACATTGATATTTCCTAAGAATAATGTATTGTCCTTTTGGCACATTGTACCACAAGATATGTCTTCTCCTCCCAAGTATAATAATTCAGTAGGGTCAATACTCTCTCCAATATTACCAGTATCTGTAAAACTGATTGTTTGAGTAGAGGAAGATAACTTTATATCTTGAACTCTTTTGACAATGGGAGTTGAATCTTGTGTAGTTCTCAGTATTGAATATAATCTGACATACTCACATGCAACATCTTTAACAGACACTGTCACATTAAAACTCACAGATAAAGAATCCTCAGGACTACCTCCATTATCATACTTTGTTATGTAATATAGAGGAGATATAGCCAGTATATTGGACTCCTGAGCATTCTTGGTATAGACTGTAACACAATATTGTATTACCCCTGACGGGAATATCCCACTATACCCTTTTTCTATATTGGTTATGTTAACAGTTGAACCGGGATTCAAACTCATAACAAAGTCAAAAGAATTGGGTGTGTAATCTTCTATAGAAGTAATATTGATAACTCTGGGCTGGTTTAATCCATCAGTCCAATATACTTTCTGTATGTTATCATCTTCATAGAATGACAATGTCTCTATAGGATATAGAGGATTAAAGTTAAGATTACCTTTGTTACTATCATATAATATTACTCCATGCAAGCTGTCCTTGTCAAACCATATCTTATATATGTAATCTTTTCCATTGTCTTGGTCTGTAGTGAACAGTACTAGATAACCATTAATTGTAGCTTGTCCTATAGGCAATCCCTTTATAGAGTCTATACCTTCTATGTTTGATACCTCTTTAGTACCCTTCTCATTTACTATGCTGAGTAGGGTATTATCATCGGTAGACATTATCCTTATATTCTTGTTCTCATAAGCATACTCAGAAGAGAATTTGCTTACAGACAAGTCCCTCTGCATACCTTTTATCTGCCATGTAGATTTCTTTATCATACTATTGCAATTTTATATACTCTTTATTGCCAAGAGAAGAGAATCCATTATCAAACTCACTTGTCCTTTGAATAAGAGTATTCCACATTCTGCTTATTGATTCCATTTCAGATTGTGATGGTATAGTAAATTCACTCTGTAATTGTCCTGCTAACCAAGCATATTGTTGTTGGGTGTTCTGTAATACAGCAGGAGAAATCTTTCCCATATCAAATAGAATAGTAAATGCCTCTCTCTTGATATATGCTTCAAGTGCCTTCAGGAATACAGGGTTATCAATAAGTAGTGGAAATCCATCCTTATCTACTGGGATTGCCTTATAGGACACTGACACATCTCCTGTCTTGAAGGATACATATAGTACTTGTCCTTGTGTTTTGAAGGACAACTCTTGTGGTATCTTGTAGCCAGCACTTCTGTCATGATGCTCTCTTGGCATAAAAGTATCTGTCATACTTCTAAGACAGATGCCAGTCTTACATTCCTTAATCTGATTAATCTGAATACAATTACAGGGTAGCCTTCCCCTAAAATCCTCTATATGTATTGTTTCTTCTCTGTCTTCAAAAAGTTTAGGCATTCCAAACACTCCCAAGAAATCAATAGTATGCTGAACAGCCTGTTCAAGTGTGACATCTTGCAACAATGGATGCCTAAGTATTCTTGATAGTACCTCTTTTACACTGACATAATTATATTCCTTTACCATAATATCTCCATATAAAGTTTCCTGCTCTTTTTACTTTTCCTTTACAACATCTAAGTATAGCACCCCTACTAACAGAGGTGAATTTCTCAGCTTCATTAGCAGAAGAAAATGACCTAAGATATTCTCCTTCTAAAGTGAATTGAGATACCTTTGACTTCTTATAATCTACAGCTTTGCTTATCTTGTCTCTAAATTCCTGTGATTTATAAGAAGCTATATTTCTGAGGTGACTTTCTCTTATCTTGTTTCTTGCTTCCTCACTACAGACATGAGTTCTGCCTTTTGAGGAATTTGATATTTTACTCCTTGTTTCTTTAGAGGGATTATATCCTAAATAACCATCACCACCATTAGTCATGTTATAAGATATACCTAAACTTTTATAATGCCTAATAAGTTCTATTTCAAGACTCTTAGCTCTTTTCTCCTCTAAGTCAGTAAATAATATTTCATGTTTTATATTATCCCAACCATACTTTAATATAGCATTATAAAAATATATGCAAGTCTTATACCCTCTACCACCATTCCACCTCTTGTTTACAGATTTGGAGGTAATCCCAACATATACTTTGCCCGATGGAGATGTATGTCTATATAATATCCATTTCTTATCTTTCATGTAAGTATATATTTATATTATCATAAGGATTATGTATATAGTTCTTCTTAGGGGTTACTGTTATTTCAGGTAATACTACTCCTCCCTTATAAGTCATCACAGCTTGAGGGTCTTGATTATTATCATTAAGACCAAATAAAGTATAGTTAGGATTTTCCATCCCTTTATCAGTAAGTTCAAACTCCGTAAAAGAGTTCCATTTACCTCTACTTGGATGTGTAGGATGTGCAGGTTTCTTAACCCTGTCATCCCTATGTCCTCTTTCATCAGGATAATATCCTAATCTATTGGCTTCTTCCTCAGGAATAGTAAAATCATAATGATGTGAAGGTTCACCTAAATACTCTTCTCCTTTAGAGTTTCTGTATATAGCATCAACCAAAGAACCAGCACTATAAGGATTAAGAGGACCTCCTTTAGCAAATTTATTATAAACCTCTCTAATTGTACCTAAATCTGTAATACCATTTTCAATTCCTAATTTTATATAGGAAGCTCTATCTTTCATTGACAAATCACTCCAGTTCATATCTTGAAAGCATCTAATTTTCCTTCTTTTATTCTCTGTTTTAACCTCTTCTTCAGCTCTCTATTTACATTGAATTCATAGAAAGACTGATTATTATAGTCTGCTAATTGTCTATTATAGTAGACTTTAAAGATTTCTTTTTCCTCCACTTTAACAAGTGTCTTATTCTCATAGGCTTCCTCATCTTCATACCATAATTTAAGAGTTCTATCCCAATCTGTAGGCAAGTTAGTTTTAACCTTTTCTCCATCAAAACTAACTCTCGCATCATATTTCCTTAGCTCTATTCTGCCCATTCTATGTGGTAACTTAATATCATTACCATGAAGGAAACTATCAGCTAAGTAGTCATTGACTTTCCTTATAATGCTGTAGAACTCATGTTCTGTAAGAGGTCTTCCTATATTAAGCCACTTTCTTTTTCTCAGGAATTTATAGGCATCATATACACCCAAGGAACCTGATACCTTATGTGTTCTATGTTCATTCAAGTGACACACTGATGTCCTAAACTCCTTCCATTTCTTATACTCTTCCTGACAATCACTCATAGGTTACTGCTTTACTGAAACATCAGATGAATCATCCTTAGCATTGTTCTTATTATCATCAGGTCTGTATTTAGCACCCAGCACCTCTCCTACTATAAGACTTACAAGAGGAGTAACAAGGCTCTCCTCAATAGGAAATTTCCTATCAAGCACATCACACTCCTTATTGTCTCCACATTCCAATTCAGAGGCTATGCTGGCATCTTCAAATATAGCAGTTACCTTTATCTTGGAGAGGTAAAGGAATTGGGGATTCATAGAGATTAAATACAAGTGGTTATCCGGAGCAAGGGAGCAATATATTATGTTTTGTAGATATTTGTCATATCCTACATATCTCATCCTATCCCTGCTTATGAAGGTAATACTATCCTGATAGAAATCAATAGGGTATACTCTGGTATTACTGACACTTAATATATTAGGTACCTCTTCCTTACTCATAAGATAGGTTCTGCCACATGGGCCAGAAGGAGATACTGATTTGGTCAAATCCAGACATATAGTCTGATAGCTGCTTTCAGGTATATGCTTTTTGACATCAGAATATCTTTGCTTTATAAGGAATGCCCTATACTTATCTGCCAAAAGTATAATATGATTCTCATTGAAAGTAGAGTCATCTGATATACTCTTTACCTCATCCAGACATAAATAAACTAATTCTCTGTATGTCATAACTATATATGCATGCTTATTAATAAATAAAAAACTATTGCAAATATAGATATTTATAATCAATATTGCAATAGTTTTAATTGAATCTTTTGCAGTAAGCAAATATATAACTTATATAGCAGGAGTTCTAGGTTTGTTATCTTGTGTGAATCTTATCATGTCATCCTCAGATATTCTGATAGATTCCTCTTCACCATACACAGCAGAGCTTTCCTCAGTAGGAGGATATGGTATTAGGCATGAAGTACCAAATATACAATATAGGGCATTATTCATGCTATTGTAGTCCTTATCATCTATAAAGGCAGACATTGGGCCACTAGTAAGCTCTTCTATCAAGGACAAAAGCAGTAACTTATTGACATCATTATAACATACATATCCTGTACTTGAAAGTACATTGAAGTATGTAGTTAATGCCCTTTCCAATACATTACTTAAGTTATCCATAATGAGCACTCACATTTAGTACTTGTATCATCTGTTATCACACAGTTCCTAAAGAACTTGTTCCAATACTTTATTGCCAAAGTATAGTTCCCTGTCTTTAAGGAAGTAGTAAAAGCCTTCAGTTGAAGGTATTTGTCTATAAGCTGCTTGGGAATATTGCAAGTCTCCTCTACCTGTCTGATGCCACCCATCAGTGACTTATAAAGGTTATGCATATTGACAGCTATTCCTAAATCATAATATCTGTCATATCCACATGGAGTATCAGGTGCCATTGTACCTTTGACAGTAATATAGACAAAGAATAAGTCCTTACCAAAATCTACTGCTGCATTGAAATCTGTCTTGTCTAGGATTAATGTCACATGCTTGGAATTACCATCAATGCTTTTTGTATACACACTGCTTGATGATGGCCCAGAGGTCATGAAGGTATCCTGAGTATCTATGACTACTGAGTCAATATAGACATCATCATAGAAGGAGTATGCTTCTATAGAAGCATCAATTACCAACTGCCTGCATTCTCCTGAGACTTTTAATGTAGCAAATCTTATCATATTACACAAATTAGGTAAATAAAAAAAGGAGACTATAAAAGTCTCCTTATTTGTATCTCGCTTTTAGGAGATGTCTGCAATAGTAAGTCCTGTAGCAGTTTTCACTGCACCGATTATCTTATTGAGAACTGCTTTATCTGCACAAGCAATAGTTATTGTCTTTTCAGACTTTTGTACTGACTCATTGCTGCCTACATAGGCATAGTGTATATCAAGCACATTATATGTCTTGCTTGGGTCTATCAGATAAGTGGTAGGAATGTTGTTAGGCCAGCCAATGCCTCTGTAGATGTCTCCTCTTTCACCCATACAGAAGTACTCTAAGTCTGCAATAACCTTACCATTACCTATTGTACCATTGGTACCCATCTCTACAGTACCCCAAATTCTCTCATCTCCATCTACAATTATTTCAACTGGCTGTACAGTGAAATATACTGGTGTCTGAGACATAACACCTAATCTCCAAGGCTGTTCTACCTCAGTAATTCTGATGCTGTCAATGTCAGCTACAATTGCTGAAGTACCATCATAGTATGGGTTAGTACTATCACTCTTGCCATTATCCTTAGTAGAAGGAGTTACTGTCATATAACCATTTGCATCAAATCCTCCCTTGCTCTTGGTTGCAGCACTATGTACCTCAATCTTAATCAAGGGAACTATTTCCCTGCTAAAGTTCTTAGCAATAGATTGAGCAAGAGTCTTGTAGAACACATCAGCAGTCATGACAGAATAAGCATGAACCATGCCATATTTGAAGTATTGGTCCTCATCAGACATGCCCACATACTGTTTAAATGCAATTCTTAGGATATAATCCTGACCTGCAACTGGAGCACCACCATTAACACTTGAATCCAATGCTATGGTAGCTGACTTCATCTTGTAAGCCATGCTATCAGCACTAGTTGCCTTTGCATAGAGAATGTTTTCTATATCTATAAGGTCACTTCTCATTCTGTTATCAGCTCCCTTATATTCAAAATACAGGTGTTTCTTTTCAGTATCATTTGATACTGCAATAGCACCAGCAGTGTCAGACTCAATTACATGGGAAGTCTTAAATGCAGTTGCTACATAAAATTGCCTTACCTGATTTGTACTAAATGTTGCCATTTTAATTTAATATTAAATTACACAATAGTTTATTTTGTTCTGTTTGTATCCAAACCCTTGCTTGCTATTGCAAGTCCTACTGCCCTATCAAGTATTACCCTATGCAATGCAGGATGTAAATCACACTCTGTTATCTTGCTTTCTCCATTTATGTTTAGATGGGCAGGCAATGCTACCAATATAATTGGGTTGGGTTTAGATAGGTACCTGACTAAGTACCTGCTTATATTATACTTTGATACTATTTCTGCAATCCCATTATCAATATCAAGTCTCAGGACTCTCCTGTATCCCGGACCCCTGAATGGATTGTTATATGTATTGTAGTAATCATCCAAGGTAGTGGGTACCACAAGTACTTGGTTACCATCCTTACAGCCTAGCTTATCATCCCTCAGCTCAACTGATTCATAAACTATAAACCACAAGTCACTAGGTAACTTGAAGAATACAGACTTATCAGATATTCCAGTAATGTCTGCTATTTTTTCAGTAGTGGTATAAGTCTTCACCAAGTTGCTCAGGTATCTCCTTATTTCCTCAGTCTCTTCAAATGATTCCCTGAATGGATTCTTACCATTGTATAATTCCACTAACAGGTCTTCTTGGGCTTTTGTAAGAAAGATTGATTTCTCATACTCGTTGAACTCAATTCCACCTGAAGAGTAGCTGTTCAATAGAACATCAAATTCATTAGAAAATTCCTCAGTTGTCATTATTCACTTCTTTGTCCCAGTTCAACACTACTTTTCAAATCTCCCATATAAGCAGATTTAGCTAACTCTACTGCCCTTTGAAGAATTTCAGGATGTAGTTCACTATTCAAGACACATGGAGATTGCTCTGATTCACCATCTACTGATACACCAACCAAGTCCTCCAATACTATTGGTTTAGGCTTGATTAGATATGTGATAAAGTAAATGGCCTTGGTATCCTTTGGACTTTCACCTCCAGATTCTCCTAGGAATTGCTCATCTGCATCATGCAATATAAACCTGAACCCATTGTACTTTGTGGGAATTACAGTCTGGTCTTCAGACCCTTTAGGGTCTCCAAAAGTCTCTATAACTCTCCACACTTGCCTCTTTAAAGGTCTTCCATAGGGCTTGCTCAGGTTATTAAGCAAACTATCTAATTTTATAGGCACTACCTGATAATACTTATCTACATTATTATCTGTATCCTTAATGATTATCCTTTCTGATACCACTAACAGTATTTTGTCAATAAAGCTAGGGGCATTGAATAATACAGCTTCAGGAGCACTGCCATAGATATTTCCGGGGATTGTGACACCCTCCAAAATATCAGTTCCCCTCTTGGAATCCACCTTTATCAAGGGACAGGCTTCTTGCACTAGAAGAGTAGAGAAATCTATTTGTCTTTTGGCAGAATCATCAAACCCTTGCTGGTACTTGTTACCTCCTTGGGTAGAAGTAAAGTAGTTCTTTACTATCTCATTCTGAGCTTTTGTGAGAAACACAGACTTTTCATACTCATTAAGGCCCGGAGCTTGGTTACTGGATATATTATTGTAGAGAACATCAAATTCATCTGAAAACTCCTGTAGTGTCATAATCTTATATTCTTCTTTATTTTAACTTGGCCTCCAAGGAAAACTTGATTTCCTGATGTTTTGGAGAGTTCAGGTACTTGGCTGCTGTATTCAATGTAGGTTCCTCATTAGCCTCACATAGTGGAGTATTGTCACTTCTCAAGTATAGGAAACCCCCTCTATTTGAAATCAATCCTGCCTCTATAGCTCTCTTGATAAGAACCTTTGTAGAAAGCATTGGGTCAGTAATAACCTTCAAGAATATCTTGCTATCAGCCTGTATTAAGCTATTAACCTTAGTCTGCAAGAACTCAAGTTTAGCAGTCTGTGATGTAGGTCTACCATCAATAGTCTCAACAATAACTCTTAATGTATCAATATCATCCTCAATCTTACCAAACTCTTTATAGCACATCATTGTAGTGCTCATATTATTCTTAGCAACCTTAGTCTCTTCACCCTCAGAAATGATAACAAACTGGTAAGTAGCCTTAGGAGTATCTTGCAATGCTTGCAATGAAGGAGCAATATAATCCTTATTAGCTAATAGTATCTTATATCTGATATAATCCTCTGGGTCAGATAGATTGAAATAGTTATCCTGCTTTGTCAATCTTACCTTATTGATACCATTCTCATTGGAATCATCCCAGAAGTTATCTACCTTCTTATAGATACTTAGTGCATTATATTCAAGACCCATTATTTCCTCAAGAAATGCCTTTTCCTTGTCTGTAAGGACATTAACAAACATACCTGAAGATAATCTTGGTACTACAAATGTTCTAACTGCACCTTCTGCCATACCTCCCGACAATACATGCTTAGGGTTATTACCCCACATACCTGTCAGCTTAGGTACATGTCTTACAATAATTCTCTCATTTCTCAGACAACTAACTAAGGCATCATCAGATACCTCTACTTTCTTTTGTGTCTCCTTAGGGCTTTTTACAGTAGCCTCTTCTTTTGGTACTTCCTGAAGTGGAGTCTCTGTATTGTCTATATCAAAGTCAGGTACAGTATAATCCACCTTCTCTTCCATTTTCTTTTCTGCCATATCTTCTCCTTAACTTTTTGAAATAAAATAAGGGGAGGGAAGATTATCTTTCCTCCCCTTTTATCATTAGCCCTGTAGAATTGCAGGGATTAGTGACATAGTTCTTGTTGGGTCAAGAACACAGATACCAAGAGTAGCCATTCTGTGAATTACAGCAGAATCCTCATCAAATGACATGTAAGGATTACCCTTTTGACCTGTGAATGGGTTTCTTAGACCCCATTGATAACCTCTGTACTCATTGTCACCCTTAATCTTACACTTAAAGATATTAGGTTGGTCCATAGTACCAATGTACATAATATCATATCTGTAAGAGAATGCAACACCTCCATTTGGATGGAGTATCTTGTTTCTTACTGGGTCATCATAGAATGGGTCTACATCAATCTTAACTCTAACACCATTAGGAGCCTTATACTCAACAAATTGGAAACCAGCACTCAATGAGTTTTGGTGCAACTTAGATTGAGTCTTTTGAATAACACCAATAGAGCTGTTGTCAAGAACAAATTGTGTCCAACCTGATACTGTCTTTAGTACTTCCTTGTGGAATTGGATAGCACCTCTCTCACCAGTCTTAATCAAGAAGTATCTGTCTCCAAAGTCTAACTTAGAAGCAGAAAGCTCATATAGAGCATCTTCAAGAAGCTTCAAGCTGAATGTGTTGTAATACACAGTATTAGCAACTTCCATCTGCTCAAACAGAGCAGCACCTGTCTTAATAACATTACCAGACTTACCAAAGTTCATGTACTCACCATTGGCATTTCTGTTGCTTCTACCAAATGCAAGTGCATTGTTCTTGTACTCAGAGAATTGCTGTTCTACTTCCCAATCTACATTGTGCATCCACATTGTAGCAACTGACTTAGTATATCTACCCTCAGTTTCCTTAACAATAGGAATACCTACAGCCAGCTTCTTGTTCAACATAGAACCTGGAACCTTGTGTTGGATTCTTACTACAGACCACTCATTTCTCATAGAAACAGGGCTTGTAAATCTTACATCACCAACCTTTCTTGAAAGTTCCTTCTCAACAAATGCAGCTTCAACTGAGAATCTCTCACCTGCAAGCAATCTTTCAGCAGGAACACCTGCTGTGTTACCACCAGCAAGCTCTACCTTATACACTGCATTAGTACCCTCCATTCTTGGGTCTCCAAGTATTCTGAACTGATAGATTTCATTCAGATTACCTACAATGTATTCACCATCAGCAAACCAATCCTCAGGGAATACCAAATAGAAGGGAGCAGTGCCTACTCCAATCATATCACTGGCATCTGTAACAACAGTACCATTTTCATCCCTTGCCTCTACAAGAGGAATGTTTCTCCTTGAAGAACCAATAACATCCCAGTAGTATTCATTATCGTCCTCAAACTCTCTTGTTGGGAATTGATTTAGGAATGTGTCAAGTGTCTTTCCTCTATAGAAGGCCAGCAGTTGTACCATTAGGTTTGTAGCCTTCTGTGGAGCTAACTGAAAGATAGAACCAAGGTGGTTTTCCTTAGTAAGACCCTTCCAGTGTTGGAAGGACACCATTTGAAACTTACCTAATTTTCCAGCCATCGTCAAAAAATATTAAAAATTATAAATTATTTTTATAAAACCATTAGTAATTTTATTTCTCCATAAGTAAATACCAGACTTAAACATAGCTTAGACATCAAGATTCCACCCTTTTCCTATGAAAGATTCAGGGTCCTCATCAACTCCACTGACAAACTTTAGATTACCATCTGAGGTTCTTGCTGTGTTGTTGAGAGTATGTTCCAGCTCTCTAAGACCTTTCTTTACTTCTTTCTTTACTTTACCTTTCACCAAACCATCAAGGTTCTTAAAGCCATCAGTTAGTGTGAAAAGTAACCCAATGTTCTTTAGGAAGTCTGTTCTGTTCTCCATCTCATATTTTTGGATAGCAGTAAAGTACTCTCCTGTCTCTGGGTCTTTATACACAGGCTTAGCTATGTTATCATAAATCTTCTGTCTTGTTGATTTATCTATTGATAAATCCCCAAACACATCCTTGTCATTAAGGATTGATAATTTAAGCTTTTCAGCCTGTTTCTTTCTTTCTTTCTCTTCCTGTTCTGCTTCTGACTTAGCCTCATTGACAAGCTCATCATACTTATCTTTGAAGAAGTCAATATTACTTTTCAAAGCCTCTTTTGCATCATCAATATCAGTACCAGCATTGAAAGACTTTTGCACTTCTCTTGCAGCTCTTTCCTTACTATAACCTCTATTGATAAAGTCTTGATAAATCAGGTCTTTTCTAAGTTTTTCTCCCTTATCACCTTCATCAGAGATATTCTCTTCCTTAATAGAATCAAGGAAGTTTATAGTATTCTCATACTTTCTAATCTCTGTAGGTTCAACTCCAGCATTCAAGGCTTCATCAATTCTTCTCTGTCTTTCATCAAGACCTGCCTTTATCTGTTGGTCAATTAAATCTCTAAAGTCTTCAGGGTCTTTAACCTTAGATAAGCCCTCATCATCAAGGGCTGGGAAGATACCTTCCTCTTTCAAGGCTTTGGCAATGGAAGAGTAGAAGTTTTTGGGAGAAGTGCCATCCCCTTTAGGAGTGGTATCTTCCTTTTCCTCTGTATTTTCTTTTCCACTACCTACGCTCTCTGGTGTATCAGTAAATAAGTTATCTACATCAATAACCTCAGTAGTTTCTTCGTCTTTCTCTTTATTCTTTTTATCCTCCTTACCATCCTCTTGGTCAGGAGTTACTTCATCTTCAGGCGAAGTATCCTGTACTTCATCATCTACAAACAGATTCTCTATTTCCTCTGCTCCTAGAATATTGTCTAAAATCAATTCTTCTTCCATAATCTCCCATTATGATATAATTAAACAATGCAAAGTTATATAGAATTTTACACCCATACAATATAGTAAATAAATTACTTTGCAAGCACAAATAAGATACTTATTATATATGCAAAAAGAAAGGGCAAGATTATACCTTGCCCTTGTCCTATCAGTATTCTTTAAAGTAACTTACTACCTTATTTCTGGATTTGCAATCCACATCTTTGAACCAGAATATAATAGCAGATTCTATTATCTTTTGGTCTACATTGTCACCAAACCAACTCTTAAACAGCTCAACATAATCATGATACTGTGAGTTGATTGCCACATACACATCAGTAGGAGTTGCAGACACAGGAATCACTCCTCTATACCTTAATCATTTACCTCTATTGTTCTTACCTTTTCCTTTGCAACCACACTTCTTTGCCATATCATAGAATTTTTATGGTTATTTTCTCACCTCTATTCTTGCCCTCTTGAAGTAGCTTATATAGCTTCCTGAATGTATCCTGACTATTCAGAACCTTACCAACTTCAGAGTTTACACCTACCAAGAGACATCCTGAAGTATCCTTATCTGTATTACCTGCATGTATAAGGATACCATCAAACCCCTTTACATTAAGAAGTCTGGGTAATTTGCCATTGCATGTCTCTTTGTAGAAAGATTTAGGCCCAAACTTAGGGCTATATACATCTAAAGTTACATCATAAGTTCCACTAGGGATTGCTGTAATGCCTGATTTCTTTAAGGATTTGATTTTAGCGACACTCATGCTGTCATCTAATCCTCTATCAGTATCTTCAAGTACATTACAGAACCACTTCCCATCTACAAGGAGGTTACTTATCGTGTAACTCTGTTTCTTCCATTTCCTGTCTACTATCAGTTCCATTTTGCTCATTAAATAAATTCAAGTTTCTTTTTCTCAACTGACAAGTAAGGTCAGTACAGATGGAGTTCATGAGACTGAACATCTGCTTCCTTAAATCCCTTATCTCCTGTTCCAGCTCTGCATTTCTTTTAAGAACCTCGTCAAGCCTGTTCTTGTTGTCGTCAGACAACTTCTTATAAAACTCCAAAGACTGCTGCATGTTCTCTATGAGGTTATTATCTACCTCACTATTATACTTTCTTCTTGCAAAGAACCAAGAAGTCCAACCACTGATTACTGTGGTTATTATCCCTACTCCTCCAGTAATTAATATACCTAGGTCAATCATGTCATTTAATTATTTCAATAAATTTTTGCTGCTTATTATTCACATAGGGACTATTTTCCACAATAGTAACTTCCACCACTCTATGTTTCTTCTGAAACCATCTAAACAGAAAAAATTTCTTAGGAGGATTTACAGTCTCTTTCTTGCTATGTGTAACTATGTATTTCTCACTTACAAATTTAGGATGCACTGTAATGACATTAGGGAATTTCATTCCCAGCTTCAACTGATACCATTTATCCCCAATCAGAGTATCAACATGAAATGTTGTTTCACTGAATATGGTATCTTGGAAAGTAACAGTATCTATCCTTTCTGATGTAGATAACAGATATTGTAAGTATTGCAAATCCTTATCCTTTATCTTCAACTCCTTTCTAATCCTGTCCATTTCAACAGTAATGGAATCACTGTAATACTCAAGCTGCTCAGCAGTTAGCTTATACACTCTATTTTCCTTCTTCAGGGAACTGTTCTCCAAGGAGTATGCCTTATTGTTATTCACTGCAACAGCCAACTCATCAGATATTTTCTTATACCCATTGCAGTAATACATGGAACAGGATATGGAAGCCAGCATAATCACTGATATAATACTTACTAATATCTTTCTCATAGCTATGTAGTTGGAGTAAATGAACTTAATTTGTTGTAAACTATAGAACCCTTGAAGTTGTATAATTGCTGATTAGAATTGACATTAGTGGGAGGTGTCTCCATGCTTGAACCTACTGAATAACTCCCATTAGATTTTCCATCATCTGTCAATGGAAGCATAGCACACCACACAGAATTAGTAGCATTACCATTAGAATCACCTATTGCTTGTGTCTTTGTGTAATTTGCACCATTAAACAGGCTACTGTAAACAGAACTATTTCTCATAATAGCATTAGCCAGCTTATATATGTTGTTACCTGACATAAGATTGGTAATGCTCTTATTATTATACTGAACCATGGTATTTTGGTCATTATACAATACTATGTATAACCTAGTTAGTGAGGTGCCTGCAACAACAGATATTTTCATGCCTGAGAATAGCATATACTGTGCACCATAATTGTCATCTCTACCACCATTAGTAGGAGTATATACACTTGAAGAAATCTGACCACCATCAACAGGTACTGCACATAAGACTGCCTTAGTCTGTGATAATTGGTCAGAGTCACTAAGATATGTAAATCCTTGAGGAGTGCCACTTTCAAATCCAAAAGAAACCCTCACCTCAGGAATTGTTATTTCATATTTAGTTGTTACTATAGCAGGCTTTATATGCATTTCACTCACAAAGTCTTTTGCTTCATACCCTTGTAGGGAGTTGGTATCAAATATACCAGAATGGCCTGCAAGCCAAGAGGCTTTACAAAATCGTTTTGTAGCAGAAGGTAGGAAACCTCCTACCTTCTCTACTGCCTCTATTTGTGTCATGAATTCTCTTCCCATACTCTTCTCATAGAATTTATCGTATCCTCAAGATATTCTATCCTGCTCTCCAGTTGCTTGTTCCTCATTACAACCTCCTGTAATGCCTTGATTGCCAGCACACCAAATCTATCATATTCTACCCACTTGGTATCATATTTATCAGCTCTGCTGTGGACCATAGTAGCATATACACCACCTAGTGACAGAAGCTGGTCAGCTTTCACACCAAAAGTGCATCTTATACCATTTTCATCAGGGTGTTCCCATATATACTTTATGACATTTAATGACATCAGATTATCCAGCACATCAGGCATACATGTGACTTCCCTTTTGAATCTCATATCAGAGCCTGAATTACCAGCACCTGACTTAAAGTCCTGATATACTGTCCAGCTATTACTCTTATTAACCAGAGCTAAGTCATCTTCCACAATTGTTGAAACCTCCAACATGCCCGTCTCTCCAAATCTAGCAAGAGAGCCTAGGTTACCAGCATCCTTATCTTCGTAGGCTAGCTCTGCCAATGCAGAATCCATACTGACTAACCCATTCTTTGAGGTACTTACTACACTATAAGTAGTATTCTCCCAAGGAACATACACTGAAAGTACCTTATTACCATCTGTTCCTGCACTACCTGATGGATAAGCAAGCTGGACAGGATATATTCTGTTCTGTGAACCAAAAGTAGTAGCAGCAACAGCAGATATTGTGTTAATCTCAGTGCTGGATACCTTTACACCACCTAGTGTAGTAGGTGTTGCCTTCACTAGGGAGAAAGCTGTTCCTGATAAACTAAGTCCAGCTCCTGCTGAGTAAGTTGTGTTATTGTCAGTCCAAGGGACACTGACATACATCTGATTTGAGGAATTAAGCTCAACAGGATAATTCTTGTCCCTCTCAGGATACCCAATCCTAACCAATCCTAGTGTAGTTGAAGTAGCTACTCCATACTCAACTGGCTCTCTTGCTGTTGGAGCATATATGTTAGTATTGACACCATTAATATTGATGGTGCCTATCTTTGTACCTGAAGACAAAGACCTGCTGAATGACACAGCATCTGCACCTGCTTGGATTCCATTAAGCTTGAACTTATCACTGGAACTCATAAGTCCATTGGCACTAGTAGTAGCAACATCATATATTGTATTTGTATCTGTCCATGGTACATTAACATAAGCCTTACCAGAACTATCCAACTCTACAGCATAATTCCTGCCATCATCAGAGTACCCTATCTTTATACCTCCTAATGCTGAACTAGAAGCTTGAGGTATAGAAGTTATACCTCCTGCACCAATCTCAGTCCAAGAAGACCAAGAAGATGACTCATAAGCTCTAGTATATATCTTGTTTTTTGAATAAAGTACCTGTATAGTCGAAGAGTCATTATTCTCCAAGAGCACATGTAATGCAAACTGTGATACTCCAGAAGGTTTATTACTTATACTATTGCCATAATTGGCATAATAAACACCTAAATATTGAGTTCCCCTATATGTATTCAGGTCTCCTGAGGAGATTAACTTAGGGGAAGTTACACTTGCATTCCAATCATATATGTTCCCATTAAATATGATGACATTATCATCATCTATAGGGAAATACAACACATTAGGGTAACTGCCAGCAGAGCTACTTATTGCAGTAGCTCTGTTGGTAGATACATTTACTTTAAACTCTTTACCTTTTGCACTCATAACTTTTTTTTATTCTATAGTGATGCTTGCACTAAAAGACTCTTCACTTGTGGTAGCACTAGTCCAATTAGTCCCACTATAAGTAGCCTGTATATATAGTAAGGTAGAATTATTCAGTATCGCAAACATTCTAACCCTACTGTTAGCAGTATCATTGAATGCTGAGAATGCTACTGTATTCATTCTGTTGATGCTGTCTTTATATACTCCATGTATTACCTTACCTGCATTAAGGGCGGCATTGAAGCTACTATAGGGACCTAGAATAACATCTATTTCACTCTGAGTGGATAGTGTGCCACTTTCAAATGTTTTGAGAAGCTGATAGGTCTCCTTATTATCTTCTAATTCCGTTATCATAGTAGCAAGGGCAAGTCCTTGTTTAGCAGAGAGAGGCTTTTTTGAATCTGAAGTTGATAGGTTATCAACTATATCACTCTTAGGCACATAAGTACTCAAATTAACAGTACCTCCCAACGGGTCCCAATTTCCTTCATCGTGGTCAGATGAGCTAGTTGCTGTAATACATACAACATTGGTATTTGCAGGATATGGCTTACCACCTAAAGTAAAGGCATTAGTCACATTCCAAACATCACCAACCCTTGCATTAGTAAGGGCTAGTACATCAGATAAGTTAGTCTTAGTACCCTTCACTCTATACACACTGCCCAAACCTGAGATTTTGTCATTCAACGCTTTTCCCTGAGCAGCCGACAAGGCTTTTGAAGCTTCATCCGTAGTTAGGTTGTCCACCACATCCTCCTTCGCCAACTTCTCATCCTGCAATTTCTTACCCATTGCAGCCGAAAGAGCCTTGTTAGTCTCAGTAGAGGTCAGAGTATTCCTGATATCATCAACTATTAAATGAGATATAGTGGTCAACCCTGTCACTTTATTACTAGATACAGTAATAGTAAGTCTCTCTATTGACCTTGAATCTGAGCTTGGTACATAGAGTTGGAAAGTGCCATCCCCATCTTCATATTTTACTATCGTATTTCCAGAAATGGTATCTATGAAAAGTACACCTTTATGGGCTAAATCATAAAGTTCAGAAGATTTACTGACATTCAAAGCAGACAATACCTGTTCTGCTGTTGAGTTAGTATTCAGGCTTGAAACATTATTAAATTTATGTACCCCATACATCTTCCCATTAAACCACACACTGTTTTCATCGGTACTAAAACTCATTAGGTTTGGGGTAGCACTCTGTGCTGCCTTACCTTGTGCGGAAGTCTTTGTTACTGCTACTCTTAGTTTTTGTCCATTTGCTGCCAGTGCTTCTACGTCACTCATTGGCATAATTGAATTAACAATATTCATTCTTTTTTTTTTTTTTTTTTTTTTACTCGATAATAATAGTACCTGCTGCTTTACTCAATAGGTCTTTCAACAGGATTGTCTTATTCTCACCACCTGAGACAATGGCTATCATATCATCTTCAGATACTTCTTCTGTTACCTTAAACTCTGTATCCTTGACTCCCAACTGAGCCAATTTGTCTCTAATTTCTTCTATTTGATTCTTAGTAAACATGTTACTCTATAATTACTTTAGAATCTTGACCTAATACAGGTTGCCACTCTCCATTGACAAAGTATAGCAACTTGCCATCCCTTAACCATAGATTCTCTATAAGAGGCTCTCTATTATGGGAAGCAACAACCTGTTTCTTTTTCATCATTTCCATACTACACCTCAATATAATCTACAAGGTACTGACCTGAGGATTGCTTCTTAATTGTAGTAAAGCACCCTCCATTAGCAGTGCCATCCGCACTATAACTACTATAGTGACAGTAGCACAATCTAGACGGTACTAAGTCAGGAGAGGAATTAGGGGCAATACCCTGTATTGGATACAAAGCATCATTACCAAAACCAGCACATTCACCACTCATGTAAATCACTTCTCCAGCATTCAACCTTCTACATATTTCAGGAGTGAAACCTGCTTCAACCAACTGCTCTTGTGTAACATTAGGACTACTGGATACCAACTCCATTAGTTTTGTACCTGTAGGTGTAAGCACTGCAACATTAGACTTACTCTCTAGTTTTACTATCTTTTCATTCAAAATCCTACCTTGGTTGGCTGATAGAGGAGCAGTTGTAGAAGGAGAATTTAAGGAGTTTATAACAGAAGAATTGAGGAGTAGTTCAGTAATACCTGCAAAATTTATAGAACTATCATCTTCAGTCTTGTGGGCTGCCCACGAATAAAAACAATTTGCTATGGAAACCAATATAAGTACATTATTACCATCGTAAGTAATTAGTGTAAGATTCATGTAAATAGTGTGATTAATACAACCAATAATCACTTTACCACTTGAGGCAGCTTTTATAAACTCATCCCAATTCCCTACAATAGATTCTACGTCTGTTGTATACCATCCTTCTGTTGTTTGAAGGTTACCCGGTAAAACATATACATCGGAAGAGCCATTACCAGTAATGGCTTTCCAGCCATTACTAGTATGGTACTTCAACTCTCCATTATTAATCCAGAGGTCACTTGTACTTGGAGCTTTTACATCTTGTATAATATCTCTAAATCTTTTCATTGCTTATTATTGTTATTAGAAGTTGCTTTCTGCTTATTTATTTGTTTTTCCTTGAGCCTTGCATCAGTTTCAGCCTTCTCCTTATCATGCTCCAGCCTTTCCTTGTCAAGCTTAAGTCTTAAATCAAATTCCCTTATCTGCTCAAGTAGTTTGTCTTTAGCCTCTTGTGAATATTCAGGTTCTATTATACCATCATCTTCACTATTCTTGCTATAAGCTTGCATTTGTGCAATAATAATCTTTGTCTCATTATCTCTTTGGTTAAGAGCATCTTCCTGTTGCATCTTAGCCTGTTCCATCTGAGCCTTCTGTTCTATCTCTTGTTGCTGTACCTGCAATTGCTGTTGTTGAGCTTGAGCCTGTCTTTCTTGAATACTTCTTTCATCCTTTTCAACAAGTCTCTGCTTTTCAGCAAGTGAAGATGAACTGAATAACTTCATAATAGTTGAGAATGATAGAGTCTGGTTCTGCAATGCTGCCTGAGCTAAAGTATCAAGTTTTGAGTTTAATTCTTGAACACCATTGCTATTATCCACTACAAGACCATAATCAGCTTCTGCAAATTCATCACCATCTATCTCCATAACTCTTATTGAATTATCAGACAAGATATATTGGAACTTCTTGCTTCTGCCTCTTAATGCTATCTTAGCTGTTTCAAGCAAACACTCTAATGCCCTCTTCTTGACATCCTCATGTACTACAAATAGCCACTCTGTAATATGAGAAGACTGCATCATGCTTCTCTCTACTCCACCTACTGTCTCTCTATTACTTACCTGACCTTCTCTTTGCCTGGTAATGCCAGCAACTTCTGCCATTTCCATCTTGATAAACTCAAGAAGATTAATGTATTGCTGTATCTGATTACCATCAGAAGCTGTAATTACCCCAGTAGAAGCATTGTTTAATGCACCTGCAAGTTTACCTGTAGCTGCACCTACATTACCTTCTTTGAAGCTATCTTCTACTGCAAGACCCATAGTCTTTGCATAGTATAACCATTTCTCTACATCCCATCCCTTAGGTTTCTTGGCAAAATCTAATCTCACCAATGAACCCCAGTTTCTTGCTATCAGCTTATTTAATCTATCATGTATTGCATCATACAAGTAGTTATATGGCTTCATCATATCCACCAAGCTGAATGGTCTGTTGTCATTAAGGTTATAAATAGAACCTACAATTCCAAAGTGACATCTTGAGGGGTTGCTTAGTCTATTGTACTGAACTACTCTTGGTCTCATATTGACATAAATGTCTGTGCCAATCTTAGTTCCTTCCCATGCTTCATTGATGTAGAATATCTGCTCTTCTTCTCCAGCATCCTTATCTATTACATAGGTCTCAGGATAGAAGTTAAATATCTCTTCACCTGTTTGAGGGTCATATCTTTTTATCTTCTTTATTCTCCTTCTTGACTTCCAATATACTCTAAGTACTCTCAAGTTTCCTGCAACATCATAAGGAAGAAGTGAGTTATTAACCCCATCATATCCTCCTAATGGGTCCCAAAAGAATCCCTCTGTACTTATTTCATCCCCTATCATGTGATTATTGACAAAGCCATATCTCTCATCAATATTATCCATAGAGTCTGTAGCAGCTTGACCTACATGGTCAGGCATTTTCTCTATATACTCCATGTCTTTCTTTGTCAATACATCATAGTAGGTATCAATAACCTTGCCTGGACTCCAATAATCTTCGAGGATTATCATATCTGCATCCTCAATCTTATTGCTATATCCTGACTTAAAGATTCTTACTTTGAGTGGATTTAGTCTTTCAATAGTAGGCTCACCTCCTACAATATCACATTGATAAATCTCTTCACCAACTGCCATTGCATCCATGAACCCTTGATTGAACATTAAAGGAATATTCAACTCCTTTACATAGTGGTTAAGAAGGGCATTAGCCCTAATTTCCCTCATGTCCTGCCACTCATAGGTGTAGTAATCATTTATCTTTTCAAGCTCTTGGTTAGCCTCCTCTTCTGATTGAGAAGTATTAGATACCCATTCCTGTAGCTTCTGTAGTAATTCTTGCTTCTTGTTATTCTCTATCTCTGTAATAGCATTAGGGTTAGTAACTACTACTTTGAAGTCAAAAACTCTCTTACTTTCCTCACCTCTAAGCACATTCAACTTACTATTCATAATAGGATAGTGTTGGATTCCATCAGGTATGAAACCTGCCTGTAGCTTCTCAGGATTCAGTATCATCTCAAGGTCACTCATATGAAGCTTGCCATTAAGAAGGTCATATGCAATTTTTTTATGTATAACACTTTTCCTTACAAGATTATAATTAAAAAATGTCTTAGACTCAGCAAAGTCCAAATGCTTCTTTCTCCACCCCTTAGTCTTTTTATTAAAAGGCAGATTTTGAGGAGGCAATTGACAAAATTCACTCATACTTATATTTCCATTTATATCCCCCTGCCTTTTTAGTCTTTCCTTTCAGGCAGTGTACAATTGCTGACTTGGAAACACCAATCTCCTCAGAGGCTTCCTTAATTGAATTAAATTCTTTTATAAACTCTCCATCTAAATTAAATTGAAGTATTATTTTTCTATGTGCTAACAAGGTATTCTCACTTGGAGCTTTCCCAAATAAAGGACTATCTTTGCCTTTTCTAAGCCTATATTTAGCTAGCCAAGGCATATCTTTTGCATAATGACCAAGAGCCTTTCTTGTAGAAACTCTTTTCTCTATAGTTTCTTTTGATGGATGTTTGCCATACATGGAGGCTTTACTACCTACGTATTTTCTGAGCTTATTCTTAGTATATTCACTAACTGTTCCTACGCCTTGTCCACCATTAGATATATTGTAGCTTAGCCCTTTTCTCTTGTAATGTCTGATAAGATATTGTTCCAAAACAATTGCTCTATCTTTGGAGGTTTTACACAATATAATATGCTCAAAATTATTCCAGCCATACTTTAGAATAGCCCTATTCATAATTTCACATTTTATGTAGCCCTTTCCTTCTCTCCATCTATTATTAACAGCCATAGAAGTTATTCCTACATAGACTTTATTATTTGTCTTATTTATATGTAGGTATACTATGTACTTCTCTTCCATATACTTCAATCTAGTTACTTTGCAAAGTTAAATAAAAATATAATCCCATGCAAGTATATAAGTAATTTATTAATCATTAGTCTCCATTTTTACTAAATTTACTGCCTAAACCTAAAGTCATAGTTCCTCTTGAAGAATGAGTCATTACCATCATAGCTATTATTAGCCCTCTCCTGCTTTTCCTTACTAACATCTCCTCGGTATCTTATCATTCTATCTTCTCTTAGAAGCATCAACATACCCATAGCAGATATTCTATCGAAGTTACCCTCAGAGTTGTAATTAATAAGCTCCTTCAGCAGTGCTCTGTTCCTCACAGTAAATAGTCTTGGAACCATTACCTCTTTCTCTTCTCCATCAATAGTTTGCATAATAGGAACTGGAGCTAATAGCCAGCTTCTCAATCTACTCCTTGCATAAGCATTAATGGCAGGAGAGGCATTAGTACCTTTTGACTTGTTACCATAGCCATCTTTCATCATCTGCTTTTCCTTTAAGAAATCAAGAACATCTGTAAGAAGATAGAGACTATTTCTTGTCGAGAAGTGAGAGAATAGACCTTTTTTATTGTACTCATAGTTCAGCCTGCCATTGTAGAATAGACAAAGCTTTCTACAAATCTCATAGTAATCATCAGCAAAAGGAGGTCTTCCAGTGTATTCAGCTACTATCCTATCTGTCCATAAATCCAGTACAAATATAGAACCTAAAGACATAGTATTTGATTCATCATCATCATAAGGGTCAGCACCTAATATATACCTATCATTGTATGGCTTACCTGTATTCCTATCAATCTCAGGTAACTGATATATTTCAATAGCACCCTCTATCTTATTATCCTTATGTGGGAAATCTCTGATAGGCTGTGCAGAAGTAGGCTTATACTCCACTTGGCCATCCTTGCCAAATACCAAATCGCCTACATAGACATCATTATATTCTGTAGGATTGGAATCCAGTTGACCTATTCTTTCAGTCAAATCAGCTACAGGGAACATGTTTACACCTGTCTTCACAATAGCTTCAGCAGGTGTAATAGGAACCTCAGCAATAGTCTTGATAATAGTATTAGGGTCAGTAGAATTATACTTTACCCTGTATCTGTTCATAAGAATCTCAATCAGTGCCTTGATAATATCAGATACCCCATCTTCATTGTAGCATCCTTTTCTGTTTACATAACCGGGGAAGAAGAACACAAAATAAGGCTTACCCTGATTATACTTATCAAACACATTAGGTAAGGCATACATATTGTAACCCCTTGGATTATACATGATTTCTTGGGCACCAGCAAAGTCTGATTCATTATCACCAGCAGTACCTAACATATAGATTTGTCCAAAGATAATATCACCATCCTGTACTGAAGGTAACAATACATTATATAGGTCTACAAGTCTAGGGAAAGTACCAAACTCCTCGATAAGAATCTTGGCAGCTCTCTTACCTCTCAACTTAGATTCATCATCCTTAGATGATACACCTAAGACTGTATTCTGAGTGCCTCTTTCAATATCCAACTCCATATCCTTATACCCCATTGTCCAAGTCATTTCCTGTAAAGAGTTCTTTAATCTCTTTCTTGGGAACTGAGTATTAGTTGCACAGAAGTTAGCCATATCTACAAACTTGTTGAGTACACCATCCTTGGTTAGATACTCCTTCTGATAAGCAGTTACTATACCCTTTACTTTCTCATGTGCATCCTTATTCTCACCCACTACAAATATGTGATTGAGAATTGATGCAAGACTATATGACTTACCTTTACCTCTGGATGCAAGCTCAGCCATGTGCTGACCTCCTTCAAAGTTGTTGTAAAGGCCACCATTTGATGCTTGGTCTAAGCAATGGAATCTCCAATATATACCTTCCCAGCACTCAGGTAATGACTCTACTCTATCTGCCCTCTTTGACTTCCTCTTTTTACCATCCTTATCTTTATACTCCCTAATCTTGGATAGCATCATAGGAGAATAATTAAGGAACCAATACAAATATCCTGTAACCCATTCTCCATCAGATTCCCTTACATATCCATCCCAAATCCTTCTTCTCTCTTCTCTTATCCACTTACCATATTCACTATTAGGATTGGCATTAGGTCTAAGGTTGGTAAATGTACCATACTTCTCATAATGTATAGCAGATGGCCTGAAGTAATCCATATTCTCAAGTATATGGGGATTGACTAAATCTACAATAATTCTACCCTTATCATCCCTTGGCCTGTCTTTGGCATATTCTCTTGTAGGACTTATCAGTCTCTTGACAAACTCTACATTATTTATAATATCAAATAATTGGTCCTGAACTTCCTGAGGAAGGCTATTAACCAATTCCTCAGTAAGCTCAGTCTGATATTTGTTCATTTTAATCCTCTGAAATTCCATTATATTCTCCCCTTATGACTTCATCATAGAATGATGAACCTACCCAATTAAACAACATTTCAGATAATGTAACACTCATATCCTTATTCACAGACTCTTCCTGACCAGTAAGAGACCTTACTGTATGCTTTAGTGTAAGTACCTCATATGTCTTGAAATCTTTGACAAACCAAACAGTATACTTATAAGTCTTCAAAACCTTAAAAGTACTATGTGGGATAATCTCTCTTTGCAAAACCAAATGGCCTGTAGTCTGAATGTCTAAAACTTCTCTTCTTCCCTTAATATGATTATTAAGTCCCTCTATAAAGTGTTCTAACATAATTATATTGCTAAGTCATCTTCAAATATTGTCTTCTCTCCTGAACCTCTCATCTTTCCTGAGTTTCTTATTTCTGAATTGAGGGCCTTTTCTGCTTCATCCAAGTCCTTGACAAGTGGAGTAATCTGCTTTACAATGCTGGTAATCTCCTTAAATTCCTTTACTTCAAGACTGTCAAAATCAATGCTCCTAAGCTTTGCCCTGAACTTATCAACCATGAATCTCGTGTCTTCAAGAAGTAAAGCGGAGATTGGCTTAAAGGACATGTAAAACTCCATAGCATCCTTTACTACTTTATCAGGCTCCCATTTGGGAGGCATACCTTCTCCCTCTTTAATAGCTTCCTTTCTCTCATCCTCATCAACAAGATATTGGTAATCACTTCTAGGGTCACAGAAAAAATATATAAATCCCAATTCTGCGATTGCCTTATCCTTGTTAACAGTCCTATCTCTTTGCCAAATTTGCTTGAATGGCTTTAGGGCAAGAGCTTCCTCAGATATTATTATCTTATATCCTTCGTATCTGAATAATTTTATCATAAAGTATTGGTAAAAAAAAAAGAGTATCAGAATAGTATTCCTGATACTCTTTTGTATTATACAATTAGTCTTTTCTTGTCTGGTTGGATAATTGGAGATGGAGTAGGGTCAGGAACTTCTTCCCACTCCTCTACCACAAAGTCTATATCCCTGTCTTGAAGGAGTAGACATTGCTGTCCATCCATTTCAACAACATCAAAGTTGTATTTGATAACTGGATTATCAGTTACAATTCCATCTTTTAGTGTACCTTCTTTATGCTGCTTGACTGCATATCTTGTTGGGTTTATGCAAACCAAATCTCCAACCTTTATATTCCTTACTGAATCTCCCACTGCAAGAACAGTCTGGTATTCTTTTAATCCACCCTGCTGCTTAGTAGTATCAATTAGACCACCTCTTGTAGTTACATCATGTTCATACTTATCCATTGTAGTGATAAGTGCAGTGAACATTGGCTTTATTTTCTTAACCTTCAACATACTCAATAACTTTTATACCATAGATAATAGCTCAATTGATTTACCCAAGAACCACAGAGGTCTTGCATCTACTGGTGCATCTTTGAAGAAGCTATCAATCACTTCCACATCATCATTGAGTACTGCCTTAGCCTCTTCCACAGCTTTGGCTCTTTCAGCTTCTATTTCTTCATTTGTCTTACCCTTCATGGGCTGACTAATAAACAATTTCTTCATCTCTTCTCCCTTAACTGTTTTATAATCTTAAACCTTTTCTTAACTCCCAACATTCTATCATAGGTACAAGTCAACTTACCTAATGAAGGAATATTAAAGTTTGTTTTCAACTTAGCAAAATCCTCCTCATCAATATCTTCCTTTAATGGCAAGGATTGTATGGATTGGTTAATGAATAACCAAAATGCCCTGTATGTTCTATCTACTAGCTTAGCAGGCAGGTTCAACTCACTGGAAACCTTACCAATTATATCAGAATATATCATTTTAACTCAAAGAGTAATAACAACTGGAAGGCATCATTATCTGCATTGATATTAGGGATGAATTTGGGATTTATCTTGCCATCTACTATGACTTTGTTCTTCCTTAATTTACCCAAAATTACTTGAAAGTGTGGAAGAGTAATATTACACTCTTCCCTCACCTTCTTCTTTGTATCCTCACTCATTGTAACCCTATCAAGTATTTCACTGTCCTTGATAACTTTACTGAGTTCATATCTTTGCTTCACAAAAGATGCAGCAACATCTATCTCTCTTTTGGTTAACTTATGAAAAGGTTCTAGGAACATGAGCCAATACCTGAAGAAGCTTTTGTCTAGAGAGCATGGTACTCTTGCTATATTATTAGGCTTCTCCATGATGATATTTACTTTTCTTCCTTACCTTCTTCCTTGGTGTCCTCCTCAGGAATCGCCATTACATTTTCAATTTCCTCTGTACACTTATTCAAGAAATCCGGCTTAAATGCGTGACCATTTTCTACCACCTTAAATAAATAGTTAAGTCTTTGGAATGTATTCTCCAGATTAGATTTCTGAAGGCTCATGTACAACTGCTTAACTTGTTCACTCAATTGATGAGCCACATTCTCCAACTGTTCATAACTCATCTTAGATGGCTGTTCCTGCCTAAGTTCTTCCTTTTCTCCCATATCATTTTATATTTAATAGTTTTCCAAATATTTGTGTCCGTACCTGTTCCTGTAATTAGTCTCCCACTCTTCTATTGAGCACTCCCCAATATCAGTAGAGCCACACTCATCACAATAATCCGAATCCTTCATCCTAGGTACAAATCTCACCTTCAAGGATAAACAATGCTTGCAATATAGAACAGGCTCCTCATTATAGGTATTCTGCCCTTCTGTGTTTGAGTTGCTCATATATTGACTTCTTTACTTCATTCATTACTCTGCTGTGGTGCCCTTTCCTTCTGCTAGTATTAGCTCTGTTATTGAAAGGTCTCTTAGGACATATAGTGCCTGAAGGAGATACTAACCCTCTTCTTATGGCTCTCCTAATTGATTTAAACTTACCAACAGCTCTATAATCTCTTAAATTAAGAGTCTCTGTAAGTGGGTTCTCTACTGTAAGCGAGTCCTCTACTATATCTGCCTTGTTTCCCAGATACTTCTTGAACTCCTCCTCACTCATCAATGCTCTCTCTACTAAATTAAGCTTCTCCTCCATAATAGTATATTAATACATACTGACCTCTTTCCTCTAAGAGAGAGACTATATCTTCTCTTTTAATCCCTAAGGAATTGGCTTCCTTCACAATTCCCCTAAGATTATCAGCAGTCAAAGCATGCATAATCTGATGCACTTCTTGGCCCTTCTCTATCTTAGTCCTTGTCATTCTACTCTTTTCCATATCAATTTAAACTAGTTGCGGAGAAGTGAATCGAACACTTGGAGTCCAGCTTATGAGACTGGATTGAATACCAATTCTCCCCGCGATGTTAGAGTGGGATAACAGACTCGAACTGTCAAATTAACCTTGGAAGGGTTACATGTTACCATTACACTAATCCCACATTGAGTAGATAATCAGACTTGAACTGACCCCTTGACATTGGCAATGTCATATGCTACCACTAACACCATATCTACAAGAGCCTAAGATTTGGGTAACTGGTACTTAGGCATTGCAAGTATCACCTTAACTTGCACCCCTAATCACCTACATCTACTGAACTCTAATTTTAGTTTCAGCTTTTTAATTTAAGTTGGCGCAGGTCAGCTCCTGCTAGATTTACCTAGTAGCATTAGGTGTTACTCTCTCACTGTAGGTAAGACAGCTTTTAGTAACTTGTGAGTCCCCTAAAGGATTTGAACCTTCTCTTCTTGTTTACAAGACAAGCTTGCTAACCATTAACACTAAGGGGACGGTGTCTTAATATGGTCTTATATCACATAAGTGGAACAAGTAATCATACTTGTTGATGTTCTGAATGAAAGTCTCACATTCTGAAGTAATACCCTTATAGATAACATCCTGTGGTATCTTAGCATAAAATGCTAAGGTGGCAGATTTAACCTCTGCTATAAATGTGTAAGCATTCAATGCATCACTTGAAGTGCCTTTGATAGCATTAGGCTGCATCTTACCTAGGATGCCCATGTAACCTTCTGCAAGACTATCTTGGTAGTCTGATAGGATTTCAAGGAACTCATCAAGATATACATGTATATTCTTTTTAGGAGCTGCCCAATGTAGATTCTTACATTTAGTCTTCCAACCTTCAATCTGATTCAAGAAATCTATGAATAGTTGTGAAGAACCGGATAACATATCCCTATCTGATTCTATTGGAGTAAATAAACTCTCTTCCTCAAACATATTCTCTTATTTTAATAATGCAAAGTTAAGTAAAACTTATGATATAACCAAGCATTTACTTAATTATTTTCAAATTATTTTTAGTACCCAAGGTGGGAGTCGAACCCACAATGTCTTACCCACAGCATCCTAAGTGCTGCTGCTATACCAATTCGCATACTTGGGCATATACTCCTGAGAAGAGTCGAACTTCTAATCCTTATTTCAGGCCCTAACCTTTTAAAGTCAGTATGTATTCCAATTCCATCACAGGAGTATTAGGTGGGTACTCAAAGAATCGAACTTTATTCTTGAGATTTTCAGTCTCACGCAATGTCACCAGACCTGCCCAGTACCCAAATGACTTATTTGCATCTCTACCTGCATCACCTTCCATAAGTCAAGGACTTTGATTTCTATTGAAGTGGGGCAGAAAGGAATCGAACCTTAAATAGCCCATGGCAGCAGATTTACAGTCTGCTTTAATTCACCACATTAAAGCTACCCCTAATTAGTTTACCTCCAAATGAAGGGTTATTCCGGTATTGGAATAGACCCTGTAGGAGTCATCATCTGACTCTTAGCAATGATTCTTACATAAACATTACCAGCTTTCTTAATAAAAGAAAGAACTCTTCTCATAACTGTAAAATTTGGAGTTAAACAATTATGTTTCCCCACTAGGAGTCGAACCTAGTTCCAGAGATTAAAGGTCTCTAGCATCACCACCAATGCTTTAGGGAAATGAGTGTTCCCACTGGGACTTGAACCCAGAGTCCACAGTTTAAGAGACTGTTGCTTTAACCAATTCAGCTATATCCCCATTAGTTGCTCCTAATGGACTCGAACCTATGACCTTTTCCTTGTAAGGAAACTATTCTGAACCACTGAACTAAGGAGCATTGATAGGGCAGTTTCTTTAACCTCTAACTGCCCAAAAGAGGGTTCAAGCAAAGCTTAGTATTATGAAAAACAAGAAAACAATGTGGAGCAGGTGGGACTCGAACCCAATCTTCCAGAGTGCAAATCTAGCGCATTATCCATTTATGCTACCTCCCCATTAATGATTAGTAGGGAATAAGAGACTCGAACTCTTGACCTCAGCATCCCAAATGCTGCATCCTAACCTAACTGGACTAATCCCCTATTTTTTATTATTTAGCGGAGAGCAGTGTACTCGAAACACATACATTTTATTGTACTCACCCTTTAGCAGAGGGGATTGCTACCTCAGCAATTTACTCTCCATATTGCTCTTATCAAATAAGTAATCTCTATAATCTCTTTGATTTGTAGCTGTTTTGACCACTCTAAATGGATATGTAAATGATATTGAAGATTTATTACTTATTTCACTGAATGGTACTATTAATAATAAATCCAATACACTATGATACAGTACAAAATAATCTACCTCCTTATCAGTATAATTATGTACTTTATATCTGTTTCCAGTGGTTACTACTATTGACCTAAGGTTCCAAGTTATTATGGATTGCTCACTTATAGCAGCAGTAGTTTTACATTGTATCTTGTTTAGTTTACCATTAAATTCAGCTATTAAGTCTGCTGATTCATTGTCACCAAATGGTATATAAACAGGGATACCTAATTCTACAAATTTAGCTAAAGCTTTAGCTTCTCCTATATTACCTATTCTTTTGCTATTCATGCGGAAAGATGAGGTCCCGACCCCCAAACATTTTACTGTTCCCTTAGTTTTCAAGACTAGGCTGAATCCCATTCAGTTACCTTTCCATTTGCCTAATCACCGCTGTGATATAGGACTTTCTTATAAACGGGGCAGATTATGAGGGAATTGAACCCTAGCCTTCACATTGACAGTGTGATATGCAGACCACTACACCACATAATCTATTAGTAGGGAAGTAAGGATTTGAACCTTATCCTTAGCCTTGAAAGGGCTATGACCTAACCCATAGTCTACATCCCCATAACAAGTACCCCCTATAGGAATCGAACCTGTATTCTAAGTTTAGAAGACTTATGTACTGTCCTTTGTACTAAGAGGGCATCTTCTTGTTGTCTTGGCAGGACTCGAACCTACAATGTGGGGACCAAAGACCCATGTGTTACCTTTACACCACAAGACAAAATAAAGAAAAAGAAGTACTACCTTTATGTTAGAAATACGCAAGTATGAACAGATTATCAAGAAAAAAAAGGTAGTACTTCTTTAATCCTAAAACACATTTCTTATCTTCTTCTCTTTGACACTGCAAAGGTAAGTATTATTTTTCAAATAACCAAACTTTTTCCCAATTATTTTAAACCCAAAGTATCATTTTCTTGTCTTGAAGGAGTAAAGAGGGTTAAATTATTCTTTATTTATATACTTCTAAGTAATTCCTGCTAACCTATTAGCCCACCTTTCTGTGTAGAATTTATAATAATCCCATTTAATTCCAACTTTTCTACATAAGCGAAGAGATATATTATTTAGTAATGATGGAATGCCTATTATTATTAGGTATAAGGGGCCTAGTATATCAGACTGTTTACTATGTCCTAACTCATGTTTAATGGATTTCTCAGAAGAATGTGGGCGTATAAATATAAAATCTCCTAAAGATATAGAGGAGGGTAATAATGTATTGATAATAAAAATTCTGCTATCTATGCCTTTCTGTATAGAATATGAACATATTACACCCTCTAAGCATAATGCAACAAAACTTTGTGGAAATTTCCACACCCATCTTAACAGTTTCTCCTTTAATAATTCTTTAGTTATTCTCATAAAAAATCTACGTAAGTATAATATTCATTATTAAATGTTGGAGTATCATTATATATTTTTTTAAATAACCAAGGTATTGGTAGGTAAGTATGCCAACTTCTGCCATCTAGAGGTAGAAAACCTTGTACTGTCTTTATAGACAAGTCTACTTTCAGCATATCATATCTACATTTAATTCCTTGGGAATTTTTACCATATTTTACTGCTAAATATTGCCAAGTTATATTAGGGTATTTCTTTTTTATATATTCATAGTATCCTATGAGAGATTGGTGCTGTAGGAAGGTATTAGATTTACCCTCATATGTTAAGGATACTAAACAGTTTCCATAATTATTTATTTGGTTTAATATAGATTCTAAAGTTCTCTTTGATGACCAAAGGCCATGCTTACATATAACAACTTTATCCTTATCTTGTTTAAATCTTATATCAAACATTGTGCAACCTGCATTATATTGCTCTTCTATAGTTTTTGACTGTGTCTTAGAGAAGGGAGTAACTAACCAACTTAATATTCCTTTGCCCTTCTCACCTGTGGCACTATTATGTGTTCCTATTAATAAATTTCCTATTTTTATTATTTGTAATTTTATCCTATTACCCTTTATTCCAACAGAATCTAGAATTATCAAACCTTTTCTTAAAATATAAAGAGACCCTGCCAGCATTATGGCTTGCATCCTTGTAATCAGTCTTTTACCCCGTTTATATATTATTAGTTCTCACTCTGTGTTATCTCTGTAGTCTTTTACACCACCCTTGAAGACTTGGCCTAAAGCTCGGCTAAATACTTATTTGTAATCCTCTTCAAGTGGGGCACTTGCCTGTAGCCTTCTTAGTATCCTTTACTTTCCTAAGCTGCTGTGCCCAAGTAAACTCCTGATTACAGGGGGTCATCTATGCTTTTAAGAGTTGATGATTCTCTATCCTGAAGTACTTGCTACTCCAACACGACTGCAAAGGTAAGTAAAAATTTTGATATATGCAAATATATAAATGAAAAATTTACTGCACAGAAAATAATTTTTTTTTTTTCTAATTTTTTTTTCTAATTTTTTTTTTCTATTATATTTCTAGGAGTGGTGTATAATAACCTCATCACTCCCCCATAGTTTTTGAGATTGGGATATACCCCCGTGGAGTTGAAATGATACATTACTCCTCCTTATTATTTGATTACTAACATTAAAAACTTACTAAAATGAAGAGAGATTTATTGCTTATCATTCCTTGTGTTCTCATTGTCTTGGCTATAGGATTTACCTTTGGCATCTGGTACTCTGACATTAATAAAGTACAACCTTACAGAGACTATTATAATGCTACTGAATCATTCCTTGATACATTAGAACACTATGATAACTGGGTTGATAGATTTGACCCTTATGAGTATTATGAGGCTAAGGAAAACCTTAAATAACTCATTACTTCTCCTTATTATTTGAATTTATTATTAACTTTGAACCTTTTGGTGCTTAGGTCAACCATACATATATTATGAATATCTTTAGTTCTTTGAGAGTTTATGCAGGTAAATGGGAAGTTAAATCTACTAGAGAGTTTACTGAAGAGGAAATTAAGGCTGTAGTTCAGGCTGTTGTTGTACCTTCTCAGTATGGTAATTCTGTTCAGTTCACTATGGTTGGTGGTGGATTGACCTATATTCCACTAGACCAGAATAGTACTCTTGGCTCTGGTGAATTGGTTGATTTAACTAAGGCTAAACTTGTGACTTTAGGTAAGTCAGGTGAGAGTGATATTTATAGGGTAAGTATTTAATACTTGCCTTATAAATTATAAAGGTGAGGGTCTTCCCTCACTTTTATTTTTATCCTATCTGGTTTCAGCAAGGTATTGCAAAAGCAATATATTATGGTAGAAGCAATATTATGGTGATAGAGATAATCAAGACTATTATTATCCTCTTCAAGACAATGATTATATTGTATAAAGAATGGCAAGGTAGAAGCAATATTATTATCTCATAACTATTATCTCAAAGCTCTATTACAGCAATATATTATCAGCATGGCTCATTACTCCTCCTTTGTTCTTGACACACTGAGGTTAGTTATCAGTTATATCATATCATATATGTGATATTAGTATAGCTCATTACTCCTCCTGTGCCTTTGCAACTCCACAATAGTTGCATTTTAGCATTTATCATTTATCACTTAACAGGTGTGCCAGATACCAAAATAAATCCAAAGGGCATTGGTAAGTTTGTATGAACATTTTCTCAACTCTCAGAACTTATGCAGGAAAATGGAGTGTTAAATCTTCACGAGCATTTACTCAGGAAGAAATTCAGGCAGTAAAGTCTGCAACAGTAGTACCATCACAATATGGCAACTCAGTTTGCTTTATGATGGTAGGAGGAGGACAGACTTATATTCCTCTTGCTAATGATGCTACTGTAGGAGTTGGAGAATCTATTGATTTGACCAAGGCTAAACTTCTCACATTGGAGAAGGGGGGTGAGTCAGATATTAATAGAGTTTCTATCTGATAGCTGAAAGAGAATTATAAGGTGGGATGAACACAATCTCCTACCTTATACCTTCTTTTTTTTTTACCTTATACCTTCTTTTTTACCTTATACCTTCTCCTACCTTATACCTTCTTTTTTACCTTGTGTTATAAGCAACAACATATATAATTTTATAGCTATATTTACTGAATACTATGTTAGCAATACATATAATTTGTACTTTAGTAATACTGGCAGCAGCAATAATTTATGAATGTAAAAACTAGAAATATACCTAAAAAACAATCAAATATGACTACAGATAAACAGAAAGCTGCTGTTCACTTTTGTGAAAAGTGGCTTAATGTCACATACAATGGTGATATTAACAATTTCCAACAAGTAAGTAATTTTCTCTCAGAATATTTAGAGGAAGCCAAACTAACTTATGAGGAAATTGCATGTGAGTATGAATCTTATTTATGGGACTTAATGGACTAAGTTATGGCAAGATATAGAGTAAATCCTAATGCAATATGTAGTTCAAAGAATTACAAGCAATCAAAGAAATTACACATGGATATGTTAAAGAGAAATCATGAAGTATTCATGGAAATGGTAATAAAGGGAGAAATAGTTATCAAGAGACAGGCATATATTAAGGTATTTGGTAACTTGATAGCTATTACTCCAAGTGAAGTAGTAAGATTTGAAAAGGAGATGACTATAATATGGAAGTAATACTATTCATAGTGGCTTTGGTATTCCATGCCATAATCCTCTACATTATATTTGATTACTGTAACAAATCTTAAATAAATATACAGTGACAATTAGAGAGTTATACATCTTTGCTCAGTCTCATGCTCTTCTTGACAAGAGTGTGGGACTGGTCATTGATGAATATATAAAGCACATCTCTGTGCATAATAATACCTTAGCTCATAGCAACATTATGAATAATCAAGGCAGTGAATCTATGAGTAAGTCTGACATAGACTATGAGAATAAGGTAGAGTTTAGTACAGAAGATGTGCTTGAATTATTTTCAACTTAACAAGCAATTAAACAAAAATGAACAAATTTAAGTTTATAATCAAAGGCATATTGTTATGGACAACAGGCTTTGTGACTATACTCTTTGTAGCAGGAGTAGATAGCATCTATGACAATGGATATTTCTTTCAGACTCTTATAGCTGTTGTAGTGATGATATTCTGTTGCTATAAGCTAATCTCAGAGGAAGAGTTTGAAGTATTGTCTTTATACAGATGGTTTAACAAAATAACAGGAGAGGTTCGTGAGAATATCTGACCTTTTATGATGTCTCCATGGCTCAATTGGATAGAGCAACAAGTTAGAAGTAACATGGCTCCTTAGCTTAATGGATAAAGCAACTGCCTTCTAAGCAGTTGAGTCCCAGTTCGAGTCTGGGAGGAGTCACTGTTAGCAATTAGAGTGGACAAGTCTATGACAGTTAGCACATAACAACTGACATTTAGATAGTTCTTCTCTAATCTTTGAATCAGAGAATAGTCTGAGTTTGGACCAACTATACTCCTTAGTATTGGGGTTTGTATGGTGGAAGTCAAAGATAGCATAATTTGAATCATTGAGTCTAATGTGACAATGTTCACATTCACCTCCAAGAAGTTCAACATATTGTTTCTTTCTCTTTATCCACCTATCTGTGCATAGCTTATTAAAGCACTCTTTGCACATACTCATAACTCCGCCTTTATGCCCTTCTTGTGGGTAAAACTCACTTAGGGGCTTTTCTGATTTGCATTTAGAACATACTTTGGTTTCCATACTTATTTCTATTTATGGTACAAAGGTAGGAAAAATATTCCTATCTAACAATACTATAAGTAAAATATTTATGTCTACCCAAAGAGACTTCTAATCTGTAGGTTGTGAGTTCGAGTCTCACTGGAGATACAATGTCTATTTAATCACTATTTCCTGACCATGCAATGGCAAAATGACTGAAAATGTGATGCTTATAGGAAAGCTATAACCACTTGTGATGCAATGACCAAATGTGGGGATATAAAGAAGGGTTACGTGACTTTGAATACAAGAGTTTCAACATGAAAAGCTGTATGACTTTGTTAGGACATTCTTTCAATATGAAATGAATCCATTATATTTATACTAGATTAGTATATAAAACACTATATCATGTTACAGAACAAAATGAATAATTAAATTATCAAATGAGTACACTTAGAAAATGGACTGAGGATGAAGAGAAAGTAGTCATCAGTAAAATTGAGGAAAATCCTAATAACTTGCAAAGAGCATTTAGGGAAGCATCACTTGAAATTGATAGAACTCCTGCTGCTATTGGATGGAAATGGCATCAAGGAGGACTAAAAGAGAAAAGTGGTAAACTCTTTATGACTTATGGGAGAAAAGGAACACTCAATAGTAATAGGAAGAATGTATCAAGCAAGACTTCTGACAATACTATAAGAACAAGAAAAAGTAAGTGGAGAAGAGTACTTGATATATTATTTGAATAAACAAAATAATAAGATGAGATATGCAATTGGTAGCATATCAGAGATATCTGAAGAAGATTAATAAACATGAGTGAAATCAAGTTAAGTCTGAGTATTGAGCTTCGAGGAAGCACAATGTTCAGCAAGGAGGAGTGCCTTAAAACAACTCACAAAGTGATTGAGAAGAAGACCAAAGCTGGTAAAATCTACAAGAAAACCATTGAGGTAAAAGTAGAGGATTGGGACAAGATGGAGAAGCACTCTATGAGAGTGACTGACAACAATAGTACCAACCCAGAGATTATCACTTTCCATACAAGAAAGTGTAAATCAGCTACACAGTCCCTGAACATGAGCAAGGAGGCTTATGAGTATATGATTGATAAGGATTCTCGTCCTTCATGGTCTAAGCCTGGCAAGTGGGCTGCAATGAGTAAAAAGGAAAGACTTGAAGCTCATTTGCAGAGAACAGTAGAACATCTTGGAGGTGTATCATATACCTATCAAGTGTTTGAGGACTAACTGGATATGTTCTCATAGTAAGGGCAGGGGTACTAATAATACCCTTGTCCTTCTTTTTTTTTTACAACCTCTGAATAAGCAGGATAAAACTAAGAGACTATGGGATATGTTCCTAAATTTATACATCTTGACCATTTCATTAGTGTAGAATATCCATTTGGTGTCCATTGGAAGCATAGCTACATACAACAGAGTGCAGAAGCAATCTTCAATACATATAAAGAGGACATTGAGGAAGGTACAAGCATAACCTTTGTAGTAAGAGGTACATCAGGAGCTATGATTGCAGGTGCTATGCTTAATGAGTTACACAACATTAACCCAACTACTAAGACCTACATCCTGATTGTCAGGAAGGAAGAAGATACAAGTGCTCATTGTTCTTCATTAAGAGGAATTGATGAGGTTGGTACTACAAGGTTCATAGTTGTGGATGACTTTATATCATCAGGTGATACTATTAGGGCAATTATACATGATTTAGATGGGTACTTTGAGGTAATTCCTCATCCTACTAACAAGTATGATATGCTCTGTGTAAGTAACTTCATTGATGCAAAGGCATTAAAGAAAAACTCATGTGATAACTATATGAAATGGAAAGAAATTTGTTCAAGATTTGAGTATGTAATATGTTGTCCTAAACCAGAATAATATGATGGTATATAATGTATTACTCCTCATTGCTTTATGTGTTTGGGTTATTATAATGTACAATAGGTATCTTCCCAGAATTGATATAGTCATATTAAGGAATAAATACATTGTGCTATTATGGTATAACAAATGGTATTGGAATGGGGAGTGTAAGAGAACTTACATAAAACTGTTTGAAATATGATAGAATCATTATTCTAAAGATTATCTAACTATGTATTTCCGACTAAAGAAGGAGACTAAAGAAGGAGACTAAAGAAGGAGACTAAAGAAGGAGACTAAAG